CACGTTATCGTCCGCCATAGACAGGCTTGCCGTACTGACCGTACCCGTGCTGGTAAACGTCAGGGTGGACTTGGTGTTGGACTCGTACTTGAACGTGTCCGTGTCAACGACCACCGACACCCGCCAGTACCCGTCCATCGTGGCGATGCCGGTGCCGTCAATCAGCACGTAGTCGCCCACCGAGCGCCCATGCGCCCCTGATGTGTTGACAGTTACGGTTTTGGTCTTGCTGAATCCGTCGTTGCGACTGGCCGATGCAATGGTGACCGTGGCTGTCGGGGCGGGCGACGCCTGTCCAATGTAGCCGTAGATGCCGCCGCGCAGCTTGTAGACGTTGTAGCGGGCGGCTCCGTTGACGCCTTGCCAGGTGATGGCGTTGTAATTGCCCTGCAGAGTCAGGTTGTTCGATGCCGTGGCCGGTGCGCTGGGCAAGGACTCCGTGACGCCGTCGGGTTGCACAGCGGTCACGACGTACTTGGACGTGCTGTAACTGCCCGATGCCTCGGGTGTCACTGGCGTGGCCGTCACCCCGGTGGGGGCTCCTGATGGGGGTGCGAACGAGATCGTGGTCAGCGTCCAGTCGGTCGCCCCGTTGCGCGCCAGCTCTCGCGCGGCATAGCCCGGGTGGGTGATCGTGATCACGTCCGCGCTTTGTGCGAAGTGCAGGTCGAACACGTCGGCCGAGTCGTAGGGCGTGGTCAGCGTGTAGACGCGCGCAGCGGTCGTGCCGACTGCCGTGGTGGCGGTGCCCCACAGGTCGGTGGTCGTGAACGTGTCGGCGTCGACCGCGGTCACCTTGTGCACGCGAGCGCCGATGTAGACCCAGTCGCCCGTGCTGTAGCCGTGCGCTGCGGTCGTGTTGACGGTCGAGCCCGCGATCGAGCTGATCGCCACGGTGTCCTCGAGCAGCGTGCCGCCTTCGATGTGAAAGCGCACGTACTCGTGGCCGAACTCGAGCACCACGGTCTGGTCGGCCGAGAACGAGAACGGCATCAGGCGCACGGGGCGGGTCGAGTCCTTGGCCTCGGTGACGAACTCAAAGCCTGGGCGGCGTGCCACCGGGCCGTGCGGGAGCACGATAAAGTTGCGGCACAGGCTCAGGCCGGTCTGGAACTTCGAGAGGTCGAGACGCCCGCTCAACTCGTTGGTGATCTCACCGCCAGCAAAGGACCGGGCCAGCAGCTTTGTGCTCATGAGCGCACCGCCAGTAGCTGGGGTGCCGCCGCCTCGGTGCTGCTCGATGCGTTGGCGCTGGCCGTGGCCGAGACGTCAACCATGGCCGAGGCGCGCTGGCGCATGCCGTCACCCACCTGCACGCCCTCGCTGCCCTTGAGGATGGGGCCCGCGAGGTAGCTGGCCAGCAGGTAGGACAGTGCACTGGTGAAGCTCGCCGAGAACTGCGTGCTGTCGGTGGTGTCCTGCACGTAGAGCAACACGGCCTCGGCAGCGTTGGTGTAGAGCACCTCGCCCTCGATCTCAAAGTCCGCGCTCGAGCGGTCATCGGTGCGCAGGGTGTAGGCGTCTTGGTTGAAGACCGTGAGCGCGATGCTCGGGGCCAGGATGCGCAGGGCGCGCAGACAATTCGACGGCAGCGCGTAGGCGTAGGTCCAGGCGGCGCTGGCGTTGGCCACCTCGGCGAGCTGTGCACGCTTGAGCGAGAACGCCCAGGTGCCGGGCTCGAGCATCTCGGTGCGGGCCAGGTCGTAGAACGTGGCGCAGTAGCCTGCCTCGACGCTGCCGTCGGGCGGGCTGATCGAAGCGACACGGGCCTCAGATCCGATGTGGCTCAGGGCCATGTTGCACAGGTTTACGACGCTTGCCATGGGGATCTCCAGATGGTGCGAGTGTAGGAGTGCCCCGCCCTGCCACGGACACGCAAAGCAAAAGGCCCACCGGCGGGAACCAGTGGGCCTTTAAGGGGTTGGCCTGAATCAGGCCAGGTCTGTCTTTTCGGCGTGGGCGTCGACGAAGGACTTGGCCGATTCCTTGCCGAGTTGGGACAGAGCTTGTGGCTCGTCCTTCTTCGGCTTGGCCTTGGCCGGTGCCTTGGGCTCGCTGCCCACCGGTGCGTACCAGCGAGACTTGGAGCCCTCGGGCACCTCGAACTCCGTGCCCGCTTCTACGGGGTGGCCCCCATAAAAGCCCTGTGCAAGTGCGATGACTTTCATGGGGTCACCTCAGATCACAGGTGCGACGGGGAATCGTAGGACACCCAGCGTGCAGGATCGTTCGTCAGGAAGGCGTCGATCTTGCCTGCGGTGGCGGCAGCGGTGCCCGTCTTCTGCAGGATGCCCAGGTAACGCTCGTAGGTGAAGCCCTGCGGCACGGCGACGCAAGCCAGCACGGTGCCGGCGGCGATGCCAGCAGCCGACGGGATGGCGCCGGTCGTGAAGTGCACCGTGGCGCTGCCGTTGGTGGCAACAGCGGCGCTGTCGTCCGATGCCAGGACAAACTCCAAGGTGCCGCTGGCGCCAGCGGTCACGGCGGTCTGCACCTGGATGACCAGGTACAGGTCGCTGATCGCACCCACGTTGTTGGCAGCGCCCAGGTCGATCTGGCTGCCGACCAGGTAGGTGCCCGCAGCGCCGGTGTTCACGGCAACTGCATCGGCAAACTCATTGCGAGAGTCGAGAATCATGATGTGTTCCTTTCGGTGGTCGGTGGCTTAGACCACACGGGCTTCGGTCTTGGTCAGGGCGTCGACACGCTTGACGGGGATGTCGTCGAAGGTCATGACGCGCTTGCCTTCCACGGTTTCCCAATTCAGGTTGCCCGAGATCTTCTCGAGGATGCCCAGACGCAGGTTCTCGCGGATGTTGCGCGGCACGTACCAGGTGGCACGGGCGCCGGTGGTCTTCACGCGCTCGGACAGCTGGATCATGGAGGTGATCAGCTTCTTCTGCGCAGTCACGGCACCTGCATCACCCGCGTTCAGCACGCTGTAGTCGATGTTGGCGATGCGACCGAAGTAGCGCCAGTCGCGGATCGACAGGCCCATGTCCCAGCGGTAGTGCGTGCGGTAGCCTTCCATGCGGCCGTTGCTGCCGTCGACGTTCTCGATGGTGACCTGGCCCTTGTCGGTCATCTGCAGGCCAGCCTTGCTGCCCTTGGGGATGATGCCGTGGCCAGAGTTGGGCGACCATGCGCACAGCCAGATCGACATGTTGTCGTCGCCGGTGCCACCGAAGTCGATGATGTTGTCGGCGTTCTGGGCAGACAGCGAGTTGTAGCGCGGGGCCAGGCCGGTGATGCGCTCAGGGTTGGTCGTCTCGCTCTCGTAGAACAGAGCGTAGGCGGCCTGCTGGCTCATACCTTCGATGAACGCCTTGTCTTCCGACAGGCGGAAGGCGGCGGTGTTGCCGTTCAGGTCGGCCAGGGCCTTGTCGATCTCGGCGTAGGCTTCGAGCATGCCGCACGAGTCGGTGACCTGTGCAGAGGTCGACTTCGTGGGCTGCACGCCACCGTACAGCTTGCGCCAGGTGGCCTGGGGCAGACCGGTGCGGATCGAGGTTTTGTGGCCGGTGGGCAGGTTGCCTTCGACGAAGCTCAGGTCTTCGAGGATGGCGTTGTCCTGCGACAACAGTTCGACCAGGGTGGCGATGTTGCCGTTGGGGTCAGTGCGCTTGGCAATGTCCAGCAGCGTGGGGTTGTTTGCGTTCAGAGCAGCCATGGTGGTGGGCCTTTCAGTTCATGGAGGGGAACAGACGTTTTGCCGGGTCGTTGTCGGCACCTTGCGGGGAGCCGGTAACGAACCCGTCTTCGCTGATGGCCTTGCCGGCCTTGACGAGGAGCTTGATGACAGCGGGATGGTTGCCCAGTCCGCTTGCGTTCAGCACTTCCTTGAGCTCGGGTGAGCCAAAGGTGTTGAGGGTCTTGAGTGCCACGGCCATGTTCTGGTCGAACGCGTCGCCGCCGATCTCTTTGTCGGTGCGCGACTGCTCGGCCCACGCGGCCTTGGTCGTCTCGAAGACCTCTTGCTGGCGCTGTGCCATCTTGATGCCCACATCAGCCACCTTCTGCGCGGTCGCCTGGTCGAGCTTGAGCTCCTTGGCCACTGCGCTGAATTCGTCGGATGCGGTCTTGTCGAGCTCCACGCCTTCGGGCATCTGGAACGCGTAGGACTCAGGCACCACGACCTCGGCAGGTTTGTCTGCTTGGGTCTCGGTGGCCGGGGTCTGCGCGTCCGTCAGCACGGGGGCGGCAGGGTTCTCAGTGGTTTGCTGCGTCCCACCTTCGGCGGTGTCTGCGGTGGCGCTTGCTGGGGTTTCAATCATTGCTTGGCCTTGTACTCTTGGAGCACTTTCATGTACCCGTCGGGGGACGCATCGAGCAGTTCAGCTGTCAGGAACAGGCCCTGGTTGCGTTTGCCTTCATTGAACGCCATGACAGAGCCGCTGGTGTTGAACGAGCTGCGAAACACACCGGCCTCGTCCAGCAGACGAGTGGCGATGCGCCTCCCTTGGGGATGACCGAGCAACCAGCGCAGATCGTTCAGCTCGCGCTCGCGGCGTGCGCGGGCCCCTGCCTCATCGGCTTCGGCCTCGTGCTCCTGTCGGCGCGTGTCTGTTGGATCGGTGTAGGTTGCCACGCACGCATCCTATGCGCGGTGCTACAGATCACGGACACGCAAAGGAAACAGACTACCCGTATGTTTGACATCAAAGCGCCGTGCGCAGCGCCCAGGTGCTCGAAGAACCCTTGAACACGCACACCCCCGGCCCCGTGGCGTTGGTGTTGGCGATGACGTCGCCGTTCGCGTCTACTGGCAGCATCGCGAACTGTTCACCTTGGATCGTAACGAGCGCGAGCCCGTTCTGGGTTGTGAGGATCAGCCCGCCAACGGGCGGGCCGTCGCCGTGCTCGTCGCCCTGCATAACCCGCCCGTCGAGGTAGCGGTCAACCCCGTGCCCGTCCCGGTAGCCAAGCAGCACGCCTGTCTGGTCGTCCACGATCATCGGCCCGACGGCCCTGTATTTCAAACCCCTGTGGCTCTCCTGTTAAACGGTCGCACCGTTGACGGTGCCGTAGCCCTGCAGCGACTGCATCACGTCGCCGAGCCCTTGCGTGTTGATGTCGCCCGCGGTCTTGGCGGCGTCGACCATGGCGGGCATCGCGGCGGCTGACTGCTGCGCCTGCATGGCCTGTGCGCGTTGTTCACGCAGTGCTGCGACTTGGTCGTCGGGCAGGATGATCTTGGGGTTCACACCGTAGGCGCTGCCCAGGTCGTCGACCACCTGATCGAAGTCGATCTTGTCGAGTACCTCGGGCTTCATCTGTGCGAGCCCGCCCACGGTGCCGAGCAGGCGATCCATGCCCTGCGTGGCCACTGCGCGCTGTGCCTGCGCCAGCACGCTGATGAACTCGACGTTCAGGTCCATGCCTTCGAGCTCGGGCGGGGGTGGCGGCAGGATGCCAGCTTCCTCGGCGATGTCGAAGGTGATGTCGATCAGCGGGCTCAGGAGCTCGTTGTGCAGACGCTCGAGCACGGGGCCGAGCATCAGCAACTTTTCCTCGTGTCGCTCTGCTACCTCGGTCGCGGTGATCCCGCTGCGAGTGTCGCCCTGCATCATCAGGAACAGGTCGGCGTAGTACGCCGAGCGGATGCGCTCGCGCACATCGGCGATGTCCAGGCCCAAGTGCTGTAGGTTGAGGTTGACCTCGAACGCGCTGCGCACGCCGGCCGACTGGCCCTGGCTGTCCACGTAGAACACGCCGCCGGGCAGACGAGCCTTGGTCGCCTCTTTGTAGCGAGTGGGCACCTGCAGGGGCGGGTTGACCTGGTAGTCGATCGCCTGTCCCTTGCGCAGTTGCTGGTGCTGCAGCTGCTTCACATCGCCCAGGCACTCCATGCCGGGGCTGGTGCCGTACACGTCGTTGCCGGTGACCACCCAGCGCGGGGCCAGCACGGGGAAGCGCTTGAAGCCCGACTCTTTCAGGAACTTGTCAGTGCCGCGCTCGTTGCCGGGCTCGAGGTAGATCGAGGCAAAGCGCATGTTCTTGGCGTCGCGCTTGGTGGCGTCACGGTTGCGCCGAGGCTCGATGATGTGCACCACGTCCACCCAGGTGTCGTAGTTGCCCTTGGTGAACATGTCCTGCACCGTGGTGCTGCAGTTCTCTTTGCCGAACTTCTCGACCATCTGGACCACGGTCATCTGGAACTCGCGGCACAGCGTGTCGACCTCACCCTTGTGGTTGGTGGCCAGCGCGTACTCGCCCACCGTCAGCGGGTGGTGGTGGACCACGTTGTCGAAGTCGGGCAGCACGACCGAGCAGGCGGTGCCGAACAGGCCGAGTTCCTCGTAGATCGTGTGCAGTGCGCGGTAGGTGTTGGAGCTCGCAAAGATCGCACGCAGCAACTCGGCCGTCTCATGCAGCCAGGTCTTGACCGCTGCCGACTCCATCAGGTCCTTGTCGCGGATCTCAAGGCGGAACCACGGGCGCGCCGGGCTGGTGACGCCCGACATGAGGCCGGCGGCCAGCGTGCGCACACCGAACACTGCGGTGTTGTCGAGGATCTTGTTGGCGCGCTTGTCGCCCTTGTTGCGGTCGGTGGCGATGAACCGTCCGGCGCGGGGCTGCTGGTGCTCGCTGATCTCGCGCCAGTGCGTGACCCAGGACGAGCGCTCATTCCACAGCGCTGCCTTGCGCGCCAGCAGGCGCTGCTTGCGGTTCATCGGCTGATCCATTTACTGACCCAGCAGTGTGGCCTTGCCGGTGCTGGCACCGGTCACGCCAGAGGTACCTGTCAGCAGCGTTCCGCCGACGATGCCCGTGCGGTTGCGCTTGGCATTGTCCGTCAGGTTGGACGTGTCGGGCTGCTTAATTTCTTGCGGGGGCGGCGGGGGCGGTGGAATCTTGGGCGAGCTGCACATGGTCGTGTGTCCTTGCTGGGGTTGCGCTGCATTGTGCTGCGCGCTCGCCTGCCCACGGACACGGCGCTAGTAGGGGCTCCAGTTGATGTCGTCGTGGTCGCCCGCCTCGCGCTCGGTGTAGCGCATCGCTCGCACCTTGGGAGTGTCGATCATGGCCAGCGCCAGTGCGCTCGCGCGGTCAGGCGATCGGCCCACCCGCTTGACGATGTCGTCGCGGCTCTCGACCTTGATGGTCATGCCCGACAACTCCCAGCGGGGGGCGCACAGTTCGGCCAGCAGGTCCTTGTCTGGTGGCAGACAGATGCCGTTGTCGGCCTCGGGGTCGAGTGCCTCTCGCAACTGCCACCACAGCTGGCTGCGCAGGTTGAAGAACGACAGCCGGCCCGACTTGTCCATGCTGGTGGCCTTCTCCGCCACGTTGATGCCATACACCGGCTGTCCTGAGTCGTTGAGCACGTCGTAGGGGCTCGCACCCACCCCGATCACGTCCAGGTGGATGGGTGAGTGGTCGCGCTGCTCTGCGATCACCAAGCCCGCCACGGTGCGCCCGTTGGGTGTCTCGCTGCCCGGGTACATCTTGGCCGTGTCGAACCACAGCGCGGTGTCGTCGGCCTTGTGCCGCGTGAAGATGACCGTGTTGTCCTTGCCTCCTCGTGCCACGTCCACGCCCATCGAGAGCATCTCGCCTCGTGGTGAGCGCTTGCGCCAGCGCTCCATGGCAATCTCGACCCAGCGGGTGGGCACCACCTGCCATGGGTCGTCTTCCATGCCTGCCTCGAAGTCGCCCAGCAGCATCTGGCTGCGCAGTGGCTCCGGCAGGGCCTGCAACTGTGCCATGTAGCCCGTGGAGACGAGGAAGGGGTTGTCAGTGATCTTGGACGGGATGAACGTGCGCGACTCGGGGCGCACGATCTCCTCGGGCCGGTAGGCCCGCGGGTCGAAGTCGTAGACGCGCTGCCCATGCGCCAGCACGAACATGCGGGGGTCGTCGTCCTCGACCCACACGTCCTTGCCTGTGGCGGGGTCCACGTAGACGTAGCGCAGCTTGCCCGGGGAGGTCGGGTAGAGCGGGTGGCGCTTGTCCAGCCACGGCGCAAAGAAGTCGATCACCCAGCGGCCCTCGGCCGTTGTGGGCGGGTTGAACGTCAGCAGCGTGCGCGTGCGCTGGCCGGGGCGCGTGGTGCGCACCCAGCCCTTGACGAAGCGCACCTGCTGCTCGAGGAAGTTGGCAGCCTCGTCGATGACCAGCAGGTCCTTGGGCCGGCCTTGGTACTTGGTTTCGTCGCCCAGGTTGGGCATCGAGTTGAATTCGATCTGGCGGTCCTCGTCCTCGTCACGGTAGACGGGCGGGTTGCCGTTGATCTGCTGGCGGCTGCCCAGGATCTCGGCCAGGCGGTCGATGATGCCCTTGAGCTGCGGGCCCTCGCGGCGGAACATCTGCGCCCGATGGTGCTGCGTCGTGGCCAGGCCGATGGCCAGGTCGGTCTTGCCCCCGCCAGCGGCCCCACCAAAGCCGATCACATCGGCCTCGGAGGTGTACGCCATGGTCTGTGGACCAGGTAGTGGAACCCACCGTCTCTCCTCGATGTCCTGGATCACCAGTGCGTCGAGCTCTTCGCGCTCTGCGGGGGTGAGGTAGCGCTGCAGGTCACGGACTTGGTTAGGAGTCACCACTTGCCCTTGTCAGCACCGTCCAACCACGCGATGGCCGCCAGCACAGCAAGGAACCCGACCACGAGGAGAACGGCAGCGTCGAAGCTCATGCCAGGTCCCCAAAGCTGTCGGCGTCGTCCTTGCGCTGCTGGGCCATAGCCAGGAGCTGAGCCACGCGGGCGGCCTTGGCGCTCTCGTCGACGATCTGCTGCACTGGGCCGCCATCGGCGCCGGTGAGCTCGGTGCGGTCCGCGTATACCTTCTTGCGCCGCCCCTTGAGGAACAGCGACAGCAGGGCGTCGCTGTAGACGCGTTCAGACCCCACCAGGGTACCCTGGTGCCACACGCCCTTGTCCGTGCCCTCCACGGCCCGCCTGAAGGCCTCCTGCTCGGCTCGGTCAACACCCTCCTCCATCGCGTCGTCCCAGGCTGCACGGAAGCTCTCGTCATTGTCGGCCGCACGGTATGCGGTGGAGCGCTCAATCCCAACCGCAGCGCACGCACGCGAAACGACCGGCACCTCTCGCAAGGCAGCCAGGAAGGCGGGTTTCCAGTCGAAGGGGTGATGGGCCATTGCCTTGATCCTTTCACACTCTCAATCAGCCACGGACACGCGCACCACGCGGGCGACCACCTGCCCCCTGCGCCTGCCGCTTGCGATGTGGGCGATGCAGGACTTGCTCACGTCCAGCTTGCCTGCCACCTGCGCGTAGCTCATGCCCGACTCGAGCAGTGCCAGCGCCAGCTCGACCTCGCTGTCCAGTAGCTTGGCCCGCGGGTGAGACTGACCAACCCGCCTGCCCTGTTCGTTCAAAGTCACCGTTTTCATCGCCAGAACCTTTCTTGCAAAACTTTGCACGTTCAGCATCAAAACACCCCCGATCCATGCAACGCTGCAACGTGCCTATAGGCTTACGTTGCGTTGCGTTGCAGTTTTTGGATCTTCGCAACACTGCAACACGTATGTAACGTTGCGCCGTGTTGCAGTGTTGCAGGTCCAATCCGCAAACATTTGCATGTTCAGCACACCGCGATACAACCATCGTCACCCAACCAGTAGGGCGCATCGTCGCCCACTGTCAGTGCTTCAAGCGCTCGGCGCACGCGCATCTTGCGAGTGTCGCGCTTGCCATCGGCCGGCGGTTCCATGCGTTTGACCGCCTCTGCGATCACCGGGCCCACCTCAATGCCTGCGGTCTGAGACAGGGCAATCTCCTGGATCACGTCGTTGACGACCCTCTCAACGGCGCCCAGTTTGCGAATGGCCGACACCCCACCCGCTGGCAGGGCAGCCTCGACCACCACGCAACTGGTGATGGGATCGAGGTCCTCGTCCACGCCCAACTGCACGACGTCAAGATCAAAGCCCCACTCGAGCCCGTCCTCGCCGTCCTTGCTCTTGGTCAGCTTCAGGGCGCGGCCCGTGTCAGTGCGCACCACCTCGATCTCGGCGTCACACGCAGCGCGCAGGCCCGACCAGCCACGGGCACCCTTGGTGGCGTCCTTGCCACTGTGGTGGATCAGCAGCACCATGGCACCGGTGTTCTCGTGGATGCGCTTGCAGTAGCCCAGCGCCTTGCCCACGTCCTCGCCCGCGTTCTCGTTGGCACCCGGTGTGGTCTGGGCGAAGGTGTCGATGATGATCAGGTCGGCACCACCGCTGGCCTTGATGCCCTTGGCCACGTCCACCGCGTCCTGCTTCTCGAGCAGGTTGGGCGCGGCGTTGAGCACCGTCATCGGCACCGTGGCGAGGTCGACGGCGTTGTGCTGTGCATAGGCCGCCAAGCGCTTGCGAAAGCCATCAGCGCCTTCGGCGGCGATGTAGGCCACCCTGCCCTGCTTGACCCTGCGCCCGCGCCACTCAGCCCCCCTGGCGATCGCCATGCCCATGTCAAGTACCACGAACGACTTGCCCGACCCGCTGGCACCGTAGACCACGCCGAGCCCCGCCTTGGGCAGCACACCCTTGATGATCCACGGCAGTGCCTGCGTGCTGCTGAAGCTGTGCACGGGCTCGAACACGAAGCGCGGCGTGTCGGCGACATTGATGTCGTCGACTTGATCCACCAGGCACTCGAACTCGTCAGCACTGGCCGGCGTGTTCAGGTTGATGCCCGCCAGCTTGAGTGCTGTTCGGATCGTGACGGTGCGCCCATCGTTCTTGCCGAACGAATCCCAGCGCTGCTGCAGCACCTCGGTGCCCGGGTACTTGTCGCTTTGCGCGCTCCAGTTGTCCCAGAACTCGAAGCCCGCGCCCGAGGTCTCGTGGTGCAGACCCATGCCGACGTGCAGCCAGTCGTCGTGGCCCAGGTCTGGGTCAAGGCGGCGCAGCATCTCCTCAATCTTGAACCGTGACAGGCCAACCACTGGGGTGTCGCTGTTGACGATCTCGGGCTCCCATTGCGCACGCCCAAAGCGGCGCTCGAACAACGCCACTGCCTCGGTGTTCAGCGGTGCCACGGTGTCGTCGTTGCCCAGCAGCTCGGTGATGTCCAGCGTGTTGCCGGTGAAAGTCACGAAGCCCTTGGCACTGAACGTCTCAAAGCCGAACTCGTTGGATGTGCTCTTGTGGTCCTTGTGGTCACCGAGGTCACCCTTGAACAGGACCCGAATGCCCTTACCGCTGGGGCTGAACTCGGCGTAGGTGTCGGACAGCAGCGCCTCGACCTCGGGGTGGATCTTGCCGTCGCTGATGCAGTCGTCGAAGTCCAGCGCGCAGATGCCGAACTGGGGCAGCGTGGCGATGCCTACACCGTCAAACCCCCGGCGCGCGGCCGCACGCTTGGCCGCGTCGAAGGTGACCAGGTTGGCCACGTCGGTGGGGCCGCCCTGCTTGCCGTAGCGCTTGTTGCCGTTGGCGTAGTAGGGAACCTTGCGGGGCTTGGCCTCGCCCTCGTGGTGCTCAAGGCGCCACATGACCCACGCGGGCAGGTCACGGATCGCGGCGGGGGCCTCGACGTTGCGAAGGTAGGGAGTGATCTGGGCGACGTTACTCATCTGCAGCCTCCCTGACCGCGGTGCGGTCGACACCTTTGGGGAGATGCGCGGATGGCGTCATCAAGGCGGGTGTCTGCGTTCTCGCGGGCCTCGGAAAAGAGGCGGTCCCAAGAGGCAGAGATTTCGTGCAAAAACATAGGCGACTTTCACAAATCGCCATGGGTGGGTGCTCCGAAGTCGCCAAACCCTACCCGCTGTCCACGGGCCGGAACACCCACCCATGGCGGGACAGTTTGGTTTGGCCCCTCGACTGTAGCACGGGCTTTAGCAGACCGTACAGACCCGACGCAGAAACACCCCACTGAAAACCACCTCACCCCGGCGCTCGGCCTGGGAGGTGTAGACGCACACCCACTCGGCGCGCTCACGGCGAACCAGGTGCACGGTGTTACCGCTGGGCAAGCGCAGCGTCATGCCCACGACCAGCGCGCGGATCATTCCTGCCGCCCCGCAGTGAACCATGCACAGCACAGGAACCCCATCAGGAAGCCCACCCAGGCTGCGACGACAGCGACAACCCACGTCATAACGGCAACTCCATCTGCACGTCGTCGACCATCTCGCCGCTGACGATGGGGAATTCGCTGACCACGGCACGCTCGCCCAGGCACTTGGCGGCGTACTGGCACGCCCGGCATGCCGCGCAGATGTCAGTGCGCACGATCTTTGGCAGTCGGCCCTTGCTGGCCTTGTGCATGGTCGCAGTGACGGCCTCGATCTTGCCCGCCGTCTCGGCGCTGCACTGACGGTGGCCGCCGCTGTACTGACGCAGCATGCCGACCGTGGTGCCTGCGCGCTCGGCCAGGAGCTTTTGCTCGTCTGTGGTGGCCGCAGCCATCCAGACCTTGATGGAGTTGATGGTTTTCATGGGCTAGACTTTAGCAGACAGTAAGGCCCTTGCACAGTCTGCTGCGCATCCGGTAGCATCCACACGCTGCAGCGCCAGGCGCGCTGGCTGTACGTGATGGTGGGCGCCCCCCTGGCCTAGCTCGGGTTTGCGTTTAAGCAAGAAAGCCCCACCAAAGCGTGGGGTTTTTTGTTGACGGATGTTTAGCATGTGCTAAAGTTCAGACATCGACAACGCAAACGGAACGGAGCAGCAAAATGGCACTCGACTTCAACGACGCAGAACAGACCCACTTCGGCTTGACCGTCAACGCCCCCTACGTGACGTCTCGTGTCAGCTACCTGGGCGGCGAGGTCACCTTGATGGTGACTGTGTCTCTCGACAAGCGCAGCGACTGGGTAAACGGCATCTTGGAGAACAGCCGCTACGCCAAGTTCTCGATCGAGAGCGACGGCACCATTGAGCACTTCTCCGGCAGTCTGCCGAAATTCCGCAAGTGCAAGGTTGTCGACCTCGACAGCGCTGCCGCAAAGCTCAACACCTGGGTCAGAAAGATCGCCGCCTAAACGCCATGACCAACCCCTTCAGCCCCACCTACAAACCGCAGATCGACATCAGCGATCTGATCAAAGAGAGCAAGCAAAGCCAGGACCGAAGCGCACGCCGCAGTGCGCAGTTGGAATCGGGCGACGCTGCTGCCGTCAAGCAGGCCAAGGGTGGCATCAGCGTGACGGTGTGGCCCAAGACGAAAGGCAAACGCAAATGACCCGCGAACAAGTCTCCCTGGCCCTCGAGGCCGCGCTCAAGCAGATCCGCTTCCAGGCGATGCTCAAGCCCCACGTGCAGACCCGCAGCCAACAGCGCCGAGCCAACTGGTTGCGCGGATAACCAAGCAACGCGAAGGGTCTTTAGCCCCAGAAGCGTTTAGCAGGTGCTACACTCGAATCAAATCAAAACAACTTGAAAGACAGACATGGACGTCATCGTGAACATCGGCCTGGCCCGTCAAGGTAAGAGCAACATCGCCATCGGGACCGTGCTGCGTGAGGTCGCCTCCCACGGTTTCGAGGTGGTCGAGCACATCACCCTCGAGAGCGACACCGAACCCACGGTGGTGGCCCGTCTTCGCACCGTGCAGTCCTGGGCTACCGTCCAGCGCCGTGTGCACTACCTCTCCCTGCTGCTGGGCCAAGACTGCATCGCAGTCTACGAGTTGAGCCTGGGCAAGGGCGCGCTGTGCGGTCCCCGCGCTTCCGAGTGGGGCACCTTCAACCCTGACTTCTTCCTGCTGTTCGACAACAGCCGCCTCTCGCAACACCTGCAGGCCTTCGCGGCCTGATCCCTGCCACAATCTCCTCTCCAATCACCTCAAAAAGGACTTCACCATGAACGATCTGAACACCATCAACCGCCTGAACGCCGAGCGTTTCGCCGATCCCGTCGACAGCGCCCGCGCCAACGGCAAGCACGTCCTGGTCTACAAGAGTGGCCTGAGCGTCACCGAGATCAAGACCTTCGACACCGCCGAGGAGGTCCAGGAAGTGGCCGCGGCAGACGGCGACCTGGCCGCCGGCGTGACCCGCCACTACTTGGCCCCGACCGCTCGCCCGTCGAGCAACGACCAAACCCTGGCGGACTACGTCGCCCGCAAGACGGCCTGACCCACCTGCCCGGCTCCGGCCGGGCTCACCCTAAAAAATTTTGCCTTGTTGATGTAGCAGTCGCTACAATGTGCGTTCCAAACTGTAAAGGCCCATCATGATCCAAGTCACACTGACCTTCGTCTCCATCGAGGCATTGCGCGCCGCGCTGCTGGAGATCCCAGAGACCTCGCTGGTCGGCAGCCACCTGACCGCCACGGTCACCCTGCCGCCAAAGGAGGACGCTGCCCCAAAGTCGAGCAAGGCAGCCAAGAGCACCGCTGCCGCGACACCGGTGGCCGCTGCGTCTACCCAGCCTACTGCCGAGGCGGCTGCGGAGACCGCTGCGCCCGAGAAGACGGCCGCCGAATCCAGCCCCACTGCCGCACCTGCGGAGGCCGCACAGCCAGCCTCGACTGCTGTTGACTACCCAACCCTGCAAAAGGCCGTGTTCGCACTGGCAGGCAAGTCCCGCGATGCCGCCGCTGCAGTGGCTGCCAGCTTTGGCGTCAAGACCTTCAAGGAACTGGACAGCAGCAAGTGGGGCGAAGCCCTGGCCGCTGTGCAGGCCAAGACTGCGGAGCTGTAAATGACCGAAGCCGCCCATAGCAAGTACAGCGCCAGCGGGTTCGAGGCGGCCCGCCTGTGCCCTGGCAAGCCGGTGATGGAAGCCGGTAAGCCCGACTCGTCCAGCGCGTTTGCGCGGGAAGGTACCGCCGCGCATTCCGTGCTCGAGATGTGCCTGACCAACAACCAGCGCGCAGGGGCCTACCTCGGCCGCCTGATCGAGGTCGAGGGCGACAAGATCGAGGTCGATGACGAGATGGTCGACCACCTCAACTGGTGCCTCGACACGATCGCCGATTACGCCGGCGACGACGGCCTGGTCATGGCCGAGACCCGGGTGAACTACGCCGAAGACATCGGTGTCGAGCATCACGAAGCATGGGGCACGTCCGACGTGATCATCGTGCGCGGGTCCGAGGCAATTTCGGTCGATCTAAAATTCGGCCGCGGTGTCGAGGTCGATGCTGACTGCGACCAGACCAAGCTCTACCTGCTGGGCACCGTGCGCCAGGTCGACGGCCTGGTGGCCGACATCACCCACTGCCGTGCCGTCATCCTGCAGCCTCGCCTGAAGCGGTCGCCCTCTGAGTGGGACTGCAGCGTTGACGACCTGCGCAAGTGGGCCGGCACCGTGGCGTGGGATGCTGTCGAGAAGCGCGAGGCTGCACGCACCGCAGGTGGTCGAGAGGAGTTCGCCCAGTACCTCAACCCCAACGAGAAGTCGTGCAAGTTCTGCAAGGCCAAAGCCACCTGCCCTGCCCTGCGCGATGACCTGACCAGCACCGTGGCGCACACCACTTCCGCGAGCCCCGACGAGTTCGCCGACATCGCCGCGCCCAGCGTGAGCGATGCCACCGACCAGGACTGGCTCGAGGCCATGGTGGCCAAGGCCGACATGTTCGAGGACCTGCTCAAGGCAGCGCGCGCCGAGCTCGAGCGCCGCCTGCTGGCTGGCACCCCGTCCACCCGTTTCAAGGTCGTGCAGGGCAAGCGTGGTAACCGCCAGTGGTCTGACCCGAAGGCCGCCGAGCAGATGCTCAAGACCTTCCGCGTCAAGATCGAGGACATGTACGACATGAAGTTGATCAGCCCGACCAGCGCCGACAAGTTGGCCAAGGCCGAGGTCATCGGCAAACGCCAGTGGCCCAAGCTGGCCGAGCTCATCGTGCAGAACGACGGCAAGCCGCATGTAGCCCCTGCCAGCGATCCGCGCCCCGCGCTCGACATCCGCCCTGCTGTCGACGACTTTGAAAATGTTGCCGACGACCTTGCATAACCTGTAGCGCGTGCTACAATCCATCCTGTATCAATTGCTTAACACTGAAAGGCAAACACCCATGTCCACCAACCAACCTCTCGGCCGCATCCTGCTCAAGGACGTGCGCCTGGCATTCCCCAACCTGTTCGAGCCCACCACCGTGGCTGGCGAAGGCAAGCCCCGCTACAGTGCTACCCTGTTGTTCCCGGTTGACCACCCGCAGCTCGCCGACATCAAGACCAAGATCGACGCACTGGCCAAGGACAAGTGGCGCGAGAAGGCCGCAGGCATCCTGTCGGGCCTGTACAAGACCGGCAAGGTCGCGCTGCACGACGGCGACGAGAAGGCTCAGTACGATGGCTTCAGTGGCAACATGTTCGTCGCTGCCGCGTCTCAGGAAAACGCCCCGCCCACGGTGATCGACCAGGCCCGCAACGCGCTCACCGCCAAGAGCGGCAAGCCCTACGCTGGCTGCTACGTCAACGCGTCGTTGGAGTTCTGGGTGCAGGACAACCAATGGGGCAAGCGCGTGAACTGCACACTGCGCGGCGTGCAGTTCCTGCGTGACGGTGACAGCTTCAGCGCAGGCCGCCCGGCTGATGCTGACGAGTTTGAAGAAGTCACGGAAGGCGCAGGCGCTGACGACTTCGCGTAACTGCCCAGCCCCTTCGGGGGCTGTTTGGTGTGCCGCCCGGTTGGATTCCCGGCGCGCAGGGTTCGACTCCCGTCTGCTGACTGAATGGCGCAGGCGGCACACCAAACAGCGGGACCTCGACTCCTTGTGCGGCCATCGGCACCAGCCGCAACCCAGGCCCAGCATGCTACCCACGCACCGCCCGCAGGCGTCATCTTCGGGCGTGGGATGCACAAACCCTATCGAGGTCGTAAGAACGCACTGGGAATGCTGGGCAACGGGCCGACCAATTTTGAAAGCGATGAGATGACGATCCTCTGGTTTGACTGCGAGACCTTTTCTGAGTGCGACCTCAAGAGCGCCGGCACGCACCGATATGCCGAGCACCCCAGCACCTGCATCACGGTCGCCCAGTGGGCCGTCGACGACGGCGAGCCACAGGTCGTGGACTGTACCGCGCCTGGCCGGGTCACCGAACTCAACATCGGAATCCTGCGTGATTTCCTGAGCGAGCCGCACGTCACCGTCATCGCGCACAACAGCATGTTCGACCGCACCCTGCTGCGCCACTGCTGGGGCATTGATGTGCCGGTCGAGCGCTGGCAGGACACGATGATCAAGGCCATGGCGCATGGCCTGCCCGGCAGCCTGGACAAGATCGGCCAGATCGTCGGCCTCGAAGCCGACCAGGCCAAGGACAAACGTGGGCGCGAGCTGATCCAACTCTTTTGCAAGCCGCGCCCAAAGAACAGCACCCTGCGCCGCGCCACGCGCGAGACGCACCCGAAAGAATGGAATGAGTTTCTCGAATACAGCCGGCAAGACATCGTCGCCATGCGCGCGATCGACCGGCGCCTGCCCAGCTGGAACTACCGCGCCGGCCACCCTGAGCTGGCTCTGTGGCACCTCGACCAGCGAATCAACGATCGCGGTGTTGCGGTTGATCTCGACCTGGCCCGATCCGCGATCGCTGCCGTTGATCGAGAGCAAAAGCGCCTCAAGGCCGAGGTCACCACGCAGACCGATGGGTTGGTGACCAACGCCAGCCAGCGCGACAACCTGCTGTCGTTCATCTGCGCCGAGTACGGTGTCGACCTGCCTGACCTCAAGGCCGACACGCTGCGCCGCCGCGTCGAGGACGTGAACCTGCCCGAAGGCGTGCGCCTGCTGCTCTCCCTGCGCCTCGAGGCCACCAAGACCTCGACCGCCAAGTACAAAGCGCTGGTCAACGCGACCAGCACGGACGGCCGCCTGCGCAACACCCTGCAGTTCGCCGGTGCACAGCGCACCGCCCGCTGGGCCGGTCGGATCTTCCAGCCCCAGAACATGCCGCGCCCGGACATGAAGCAGGGCCAGATCGACGAGGGCATCGACGCGCTGAAGGCCGACTGCGCCGAGCTGTTCTTCGACAACGTCATGCGCCTGACGGCCAACATCGTGCGGGGCTGCATCGTGGCGCCGCCGGGCAAGAAGCTGGTGATCGCCGACTTGTCCAACATCGAAGGCCGGGGGCTTGCGTTCCTGGCCGGTGAGCGCTGGAAGCTCAAGGCGTTCGCCGACTTCGACGCGGGCATCGGCGAGGACCTCTACAAGGTGGCCTATGGTCGCTCGTTCAACATCGACCCCAAGGAAGCCACCGGACAGAAGCGCCAGATCGGAAAGGTCATGGAGCTGGGCCTGGGCTACGAGGGCGGCGTCGCTGCGTTCCTGACCTTCGCCGCGGTCTACAACATGGACCTCGCGGACCTGGCCAAGGCCGTGTGGTCGACGGCCAGCGCCGAAGCGCTCGACAACGCCAAGGGCATGTGGTCATGGGCGCAGAAAAAGAAGCGCACCCTGGGCCTGCCGATGGAGGTCTATGTCGCCTGCGAGGTGCTCAAGGCCGCGTGGCGAGAGGCGCACGCCGCGACCAAAGCGCTGTGGGCTGCCGCCGGTGACGCTGTGCGCTTGGCCATCAAGAACCCAGGCGAGACCTTCCCCATCGGTCAGCACCTCAAGGCCCGCCGCGATGGCGCCTGGCTGCGCATCCGCCTGCCCAGCGGCCGCTACCTCTGCTACATCCACCCCGACGTCGATGACGATGGCCAGATCACCTACTTCGGTGTCAACCAGTACACCCGCCAATGGGGTCGCATCAAGACCTACGGGGGCAAGCTCGTCGAGAACGCCACCCAGGCTTTTGCCCGTGACGTGCTGGCGGCGAACATGCCGCTGATTGAAGCGTGCGGCTACGAGATCGTGCTCTCAGTGCACGACGAACTGCTGACCGAGACGCCTGACAGTCCCGAGTTCACGGTCGACGCCTTGGCCAAGATGATGTCGCACGCACCACCCTGGGCGAAGGGCCTGCCGCTCGCTGCTGCTGGTTTTGAGTGCACCCGCTACCGCAAAGACTGACCCACAAAACCCCACCCCCGCGTGGGGTCTTTTGCTTTTGAAGGCTTTAGCATGTGCTACATTCATTCCATGAACTGCTGCAACCGCAACTGCAACCAAGGGCGCAACTGCCCGCAACGAAAGCCATACATGGAACCCACGCGCAAGCACCCCCGCACCCTGCAAGAGGCGTTCGGCCCCTACACCGACGACCGCATCGAGGAGCCGCTGCGCCCCCTCGACCGTGCCGACAAGATCGAGGCGTTTGTCTTCGTTGTCATCGGCGTCGCCACGCTGGCCGTGCTGTGGATCTGGGGCTGACCATGCTAGAGCGAGACATCGAGAAGTACCTGGTGCGCCGGGCGGAAGCGCTGGGCGGCGAGGTGCGCAAGGTCGCATGGGTCGGCCGTCAGGGTGCGCCCGATCGGTTGGTGATGTTGCCGAGCACCATCAAGTTCACGGGCGAACTATTCTCCCGCGCCTACGGCAGTGCGCCCCGCACCATCTGGATCGAGCTCAAGAACCCCGAGACCATCAAGACCTTCCCTGCCAACGCCCATGAGCGAGCCCAGAAGCGCGAGCACGACCGCATGCGCAAGATGGGCCAGCGCGTGGAAGTGATCGGCACCCTTGAACAAGTTGACGCCCTGCTCTCATGAACATCACCGACCTCATCGCCCGCGCTGCCAGCGGCAACAGCAAGATCGCCAGCCAGAAACAGGCTTACATGCGCATTCAGTTGAGCAACCACAGCGCGCTCACTGCGCTGGCTGAGGGCACCGCCACCCGGCTCGACGTCGACCAGTTGATCGCCGCGCGCAACATGGCCGAGGCTTTGCGTAGCGTGGCCAGGCTTGGCATGCACCACAAAGAGATCCTGGCCGAAGGCCACATGGCTCTGATCGAGGTCGGCAAGCGCACACTCGCAGACGGCAAGCCCAGTGCCACGCCCGAGGAGATCGCCGCCCTCACCGACCTGCTCGAGTTGCACGACCTGCAGCTCGAGCAGACCACCGTCATCCAGATGGAGCGTGCAATCCGCTTGGTCAAGGACCGCGTGCGCTCGGGCCAGGTGAGCCGGATCAAATGACGCGCCGCCAGTACACCCCACGGGCGTTTGCGCCGCTTGCCATGGCACACATGGCCGACGTTGAGCGCTGCGCCCTGTGGGCAAAGCCCGGCATGGGCAAGAGCGTGCTGACCATGACGCACCTCGACCTGCTGCACAACGTGTGGGGCGAGGACGCGCCCACCCTGGTGCTGGCCCCGCTGCGCGTGGCGCGCGATGGCTGGGCCACGGAGGCTGCCAAGTGGCAGCACCTGAGCGGGCTCGAGGTGGTGCCCGTGATCGGCGACGTCAAGCAGCGCGCCGCCGCCCTGCGCCGCGATGCCCAGGTGTTCACGACCAACTACGAGAATGTGGTGTGGCTGCGCGACCACTTCAAGGACGCGGGCAAAGCGTGGCCCTTCCGCACCGTGGTGCCTGACGAGTGCACCAAGGTCAAGGGGTTCCGCCTGCGCCAGGGTGGCGTGCGTGCTCAAGCGCTGGCCAGTGTCGCTCACAAGGACGTCAAGCGCTGGATCAACCTGACCGGCACCCCGGCCAGTAATGGTCTCGAGGACCTGTGGGGGCAAACATGGTTCCTCGATGCAGGCCAGCGCCTCGGGCGCACGTTCTCGGCGTTCCGCGACAGGTGGTTCCGGCCGGTGCGCGCCGGTCAGTTCCACCAGTGGCGCGCGGCCGAGCACGCGGCCGACGAGATCCACGCCCGACTGGCCGACATCTGCCTGACGCTGGACCCGCGCGACTGGTTCGACCTCAAGGAGCCGATCGTCAACGTGATCGAGGTCACCCTGCCCGCGCCCGCCCGCGCCAAGTACCGCGAGATGGAACGCGAGCTTTTCACGATGATCGACAAGTTCGAGGTCGAGGCGGTCAGCGCTGCTGCCAAGTATGGCAAGTGCCTGCAGATGGCAGGCGGTGCGGTCTACCTCGAGGACGGCGTGCAGTGGGTCGAGGTCCACCAGGAAAAGCTCGATGCGCTGGAAGAACTGGTCGAGGCCACGGGCGACGACCCGCTGCTGGTGAGCTATCAGTTCAAGCACGAGCTCGAGCGTCTCCTGCGCCGCTTCCCCGACGCGCTGGATCTGAGCAAGGCCGACAACATGGCAGCGGCCATGGCGGGCAAGGGCAAGCTGTGGCTCGGCCACCCGGCCAGCATGGGCCACGGGGTCGACGGCCTGCAGGAGCACTGCAACACGGTGGTGTTCTTTGCGCAGGACCCGAACCTCGAGTACCACGACCAACTGCTTGAGCGCGTGGGGCCGATGCGCCAGTACCAGGCAGGAAAAGACCGACCTGTGTTCCTCCACTACCTGGTGGCCAAGGGCACAATCGACGAGGTCGAGATGATGCGCCGCGAAACAAAACGAAGTATTCAGGACACACTCATGTCGTATATGAAAGGTAAGCAATGAGCATTCCCACCATCACCATGATTGAACCCGCCAGCGCACTGGACGTGCAGGCCGGCGGCGACCACTACAAGAAGCTGAAGATCCAACCCATCGAGTACATCCACGCGAACGGCATCCCCTTCGCCGAGGGCAGCGTCATCAAGTACGTGACCCGCTGGCGCGACAAGGGCGGCGTCAAGGACCTGGAGAAGGCCCGCCATTTTCTTGACCTCCTGATTGAGTTGGAGAGCCGCTGATGCCCTGCCAACCCACCACCCGCCGCCTTGTCACGGACGCCCTGCGGGAGTTGCGCCGGGGTACGCTGCACGAGATCCGCGCGCACATCGACCGAGGCTTTTCCGAGGAGGCGGTGCGCGCTGCCATCCAGCGCATGCACCGGCACAAGGCCGGCAAGCTGGTCTACATCGCCAGCTGGAACCGCAAGCACACCGTAGGCGGCGACCACACCCCAGTCTGGGCGCTCGGCAACAAGCCCGACGCCCCGCCGCTTGAGAACATGACCAAGGCACAGCAGGCCAAGCTGTACCGGGCCAAGCACCGCATGCGCGAGAACGTCAAGGCCGCCGCCCGTGACGGCAGCCTCCTGACCACCAACCCTTTCGCCCAACTGCTGCGCCACGTCGGCGTGCAATACCGTATCCCAAGAAAGCAAGACCATGCCTGATGAATTTGACCTCGCCAGCGAGCGCGAGGAGATGGACCGCGAGAACTCCCTGCGCGTGCGCAAGCCCGCCGGCCCCCGGCCCAATGGCCGCTGTCACTTCTGTGACGAGATCGTCGACGACCACGCTCGCTGGTGTGACACCGACTGCCGCGCCGGTTGGCAGCGCGAGCAGAACAGGGGGCTGCGATGACCACCCAATCCGTCACCACTGCACCACCCGGCGAGTTGCACTGGCGCTACACGGTGCCGCGCAACACCGACAGCAAGATGCTGCTGCTGAACCTCGGGGGCGTGGCCATCATCGGCAGTTGGTACGGGGCAGTGGGCGAACACTTCCTTGCGTGGTGCCCGCTACCGAAGCGCGATAAGGGGCTTGAGGTTTCGCTGGGCTTGGTGCTCGACTGCTACGACGCCGGGATTCTGAATGATTTTGGTGGCGGGAACGTCGAATGGTGGCAGGACTACATCCGAGCCGAGCTTGGGAACGCTCACGACTTCTACCAGTCGCAAATCGCCCACCACGACATCACTGCCCAGGCCAAGAAGGAGACGCCATGACACCGACCAGAGAGCAAGTGATTGCAGCACCCATCGAGTCGTACAGCGCCGAGGATCGAGCCTTCTTCGCGTTTTGGTACGCGCACATGAAAGACGATCTGATGCAGCCGCCTTTGCACGAGTGCAGCCATGCAGTCGCGCGCTACATCTTCACCGCAGGCCGAGAGCAAGGGCTCAGGGAGGCGGAGGAGGCGTGTGAGGCCTAACCAGACAGCTGGGCGGCGGCCACTTGTGGACGTCCGCTTGAGCGCCCGGTTAGGCCTGGTGGCAGATGCTCAACTATTTCAAACTTTCTTCGCTTTCCCTATTGCGTTACGCGTAACGATGCGCTAAAGTACACACATCGACAACGCAAACAGAACGGAGCAGCAAAATGAAGCACCACGTAGGAATCAAGAGCAAGGCAACGGGTCAGATCGTTGTGATCGGCGGCAATCGCTGCCAGCGCTTCGCTTTCACCGGCAACGGAGTCGTCACCCCCAAGGCGTTCGACACCCTGCCCGAGGGTCTTGAGAAGTGCCAACACTGTGCTGCGGAACTCGCCCGGGCTCGTGCCCGCCTTGCACGCAAGCACGCTTAAATACGACCAGGGCTTCGGCCCGCCCACCCCTCACATGACCACAGATGCCCCCAAGCCGATGACGAACGCGGAACGCCAGCGCGCTTTCCGCGCCCGCAAAGCAGCACAAACAGCAGCCGAGGTGCGCGGCGTGTTCGCCCGCCCCGATGACCACCAGGCCGTGAAGGACTACGCCGCCAAGCTGGCCAAGAAGCGGGCGAAGGCGGAGAAGGCTGATGGGGCCTAACCAATAAGTTAACCGGCGCCGTCGGCGTCCGGTTGAACTGGCGGTTAGGCGTTACGGACTAAACAGAAAGGATGCACATGAGCACCGAAGCAATGAAACTTGCGCTTGAGGCAATTCAGGACTTGCGAGGCTATCGACCAGATATTGATAAGGCAATCGACGCGATCCGCACCGCCATCCAGCAGGCAGAGGCCCAGCAGCCCGCCACGCCTGAGCGGGTGCCGATGACGGATGAAGAAATAGGTTATTGGTATTCCCGCACACCATCAAACTTTGTATTCAGCCACTTCAAGGCAGCTATTCGCTCAGCCGAAGCCCACCACGGCATCACCACCACCCCGCAGCCAAGTAACGCCTAACGCTGAGGTAACAGGCGCGCCGACTACCGGCGCAAACAAAGGAGAGGAAGCATGAACACACGAAACATCAAAACGAAGCTGCTGATCGGCGCGTCCTTGTTGACCGCCGTGTTAGCGGCTGGGTGCAGTAATGAAAACTTGAATTTGCAACTAAGCAATGCCGTTAGCGAAGCAGACAAGCATACAGGGGTGATTCTATATAGCGGATATAGCTTCCAGCTTGTGCGCGTGAATATCAACGGCGTGGATTACATCGCCAACAGCAAAGGCGGACTTGTTCGTGTTGACCGCTAACGTTGCCAATAACCGGATACCAACGGCGCCGCAGGACTGACCGGAGCGCACCACGGCCACCCGCCGATGGTATTCCGGTTGATTGGCTGGTTAGGCCCGACGTGACCAACTAGGAGAACCACTGTGCAGATTACAGAGTACGTGCCCGCCGAGAAGTTTGGCCAGTTCCACGCGATCCTGTGCGCGACAGGTGGGCGCTACCTACGCGACCCATTCCCGTTGTGGGCGCGCGTGGAGGTGCATTACGAGCCAGGCGACTACAAGGCGCACTGCGAGGCATGGGCGCGCTGTGTGACGCCGATTCGAGAGGTCAGGCGAGATCAATGGTGGCGCGTGGCGCTGCGCCGCTGTGGACTGCGGGCCTAACAAGACAGCTAAGCGCGCGGCGTAGCCGTCCGCTTGAGCGAACGGTTAGGCGGCGCATCGGAGGATCACATGGACGACCCGCAAGAAAGAGCAAAGCGACTGGCGACAACAGCCGCCGAGGAATTTGTTAGGTGCAACGGCATCTCGACCGGCACGCCAGATGAATTCATTTTTCACGGCGCAGACCTTGCCGATGAGTATTTTCAGGACTGTATCGCGCACCTGAAATGGGCCGGCGAATGCGTGGTTTTTGAGCATGATGAAGAAACGACGGTTCTTCTCGGAGATTACACATTGGGGAGCTTTGAATGAGCAAATCAACAGTGCCGCAGCGCGCCAAGAAGTACGCAGACAACTTCAACGCATCGCAAGACCTGACGCTGCAACACGCCGCATGCGCGGGGTTCAGGGCCGGATTTGAAGCGCACAAACGCGACGTTCGGCCAACACTGCACGATCTTGAGGACGAATGCCGTCGCAGGTTCTATTACCTGAGCAAGATGGGTCTATGGGATGACTACCTGGCCAGAAAAGAGCAGGGCGAATTTGAGTTCGTGCGCGGCATTAAGCGCTGCGCAAAGTGACGCCTAACCGTTATTAGGCGTCGGAACCTGACGGATAACGATGGCCCTCACTGGGCCATCCACACAGAAAGCACACATGAGCTTTACCATTACCCCAACGCGATGCGAAATCTGGGGCGAAGAACTGGAAGCGGTGATTGAGATGCAAGACAAGTACGCCTCCAGCGTCACCATCAAGGCGCTGCAATCGCCCGCCTCATGGCGCGAACTGGCCGAGGCCGTGCAGTGCGCACTGGAGACGATGCACCCGGAGTCAGCCAAATGACCGACACCAAAGTAGCTTGGAAGCGCCGAGCATTGAGGGCTGAGCAGGAGCTTGAGGACCTTCGGAAAATCCGCGATTCCGAGACGGACATGCAGCGCAGCTTGCTCAGGCAGGCTGGCGGGTTTGCCGTGGCGATCAGCGAAATTGAGGACGCTATCCAAGCGGCAAAAGACTACATCGGAGGGAGTGCACGATGACACGCGAACAGAAACTAGCCCACCTTCAAGCGTGGCACGACGCCATGACCCGCGCAGACGACGCAATCCAGCCGGTCATCGACGCGCTCAAGCTGTGCGGAGAAGACCCCATCACGAACACTGTATGGCAGTTGCAAACCGACCTCACGCGGGCCTATGCCGAGATTCTGGATGACGCGTTTGAATCGCTGAGCTGGTACGCGAGCGAGAACGACATGGGCGCGAAAGGTAGAGAGGCTGGCATCGGATCAGATGTGCGCCCAATCCGCACGGTGGAAGACCTGCTGTGGCTGATTGAGGTGACAGCATGAGCCGCAGAGCACGCGCCCGCCGCGAGGCCATCGAATCCAAGTACGTCGCCATGCTTGAGGATGACGACACAGACGAAGCAGACTGGGAAGACGCGGACTATAACAGCCTGCGACTGTATGACGAGATTAGCGAGGATTCACCGGCCAGGCTTCAATCATTGTCCTGAGGTCTGTGACGTGTCCGTCAGCTTTTCCCGCCAGCGCTGTAAGCTCTGCTGCACACTCTCCGAATACGTCTGCTGAGGCAATGGAGTAGTCAACTGCGGAGGCGGGGGAAGCTGTGACGGCTGCAGATCGCTTTTTGATGGTGATGCGCAGCCGGTCAAGCTCAGAGCGAGCACCGTCAGCAGCAAGGCGGATTTCGTTTTCTCGTGTGCGCGCATTGTTCAGGGCCTCCGTATATTGGTCAGTGATGAGGCGCGTTTTGCGCTCTGCCTCGTTTCGTTCGGCTTGGCGCTCTGCCTCTATGGCGGAAATCTGTGATTGGTAGTGCGACTCAACCCGCCACCCATTGACAACAGCCCCCGCCACAAACGCAGCAAGCACCACCAACCCCTTAACGTACACAGTCTGGATCATTTGACCACCTCCTGAGCAATGGCAGAAGCGACAAGCCATTTGCGTGCGTTGTAAGTCTCTAGGTCCGCTTTGTTGCTGATGAAGAAGACCTCGACCACCATGCCGCCAGCGCGGACAAAGCCCAACCGGCCACGCGCCGTCTGAGTCTGGTCGATCCATCCCTGATCACCTCTCAGACGCATACCAAGCACATCGGCAATAGCTTTAGCGATCCTCTGCGCCTTGGCCTTGTCACGCGGCATAGCGACAACCTCAACACCCGTAGCAGTCTGGTTGGCCGATGCGTTGCAGTGCAATTCAATCGCACAATCAGAACCCGGCACAAGCGTCAGTGCATGGGCAAGAGGCAGGTTCTGCCATGCCTCACCATCTGTCCTGACATCATGACCCGTGAGCCTAACCTTGTGCGCCACACAATCACGAAGCCACGTCATCAAGTCGCGTTCGTTCTCGCCATGCGCTACTGCGCCAGGGTCTTTGTCGCTGTGTCCTGCTGTGATTGTGATGGTTTTCATGTGATCAGTGTAAGCCATGAGGCCATAATTACACCACCGATGACCGTCGCCAGCGCGTCGATGCGGTCGGGCGTGCCGTGCCCATGTGCATCCCATACTTCTTTGCCGACTGCTGCCACGATGACAGCCAGCATCGCCGGGACGACGCCCCACGGCAGCAGGGCCGCAGCGACGACAGCGCCTGCGAGTGTGTGGGCGATTTTGTCGATGGAGATCATCACGCCACCCGCACTTGCAGCACCGACCCGTTGCGGTACAGCCCACCGATTGGGATCCCGCCAGTAGCTGCCGCCGCATCGCTTGCGTAGGCTGGAACGTCTTGGATCAGCGTAGTTCCTCCGCCGAGCGCAATGTTGTTGAACACGTTGTTGAATCGCACCAATCGGCTTGTGGTGCCAAATGCGTTCAGTGTTGCGCCATCACGAAACACGTTGTTGTAAATAGTGATGTCCTGAGCATCACCATTTGTCCCTGCCGTTGCCCCAGGCTGACCGCCTATAGCTACCTCTTTTGAGAAGACGTTACCGTCTACAACCCAGCGATTTGGCGCATTGGTGCCGTTAGTGTTTGGTCCTGAATAAATATCCGTCGTGCCAGTAGTTCCGCTGAACACGTTATCCGAAATCTTCCAGTCGTTCCCGCCGCTGCTGGACGATGTTTGCGCAAGCAGCAGTCCGTTCTGGCAGTTCTTGACCCTGTTTCCCGTGAAGGCGACATTGCTTGACGACAGGTGATAGATGACGTGTGTCAGGTTCTCGAACTGATTCCCTGAAATAATCTTTTCGCCGCCGCTGGCGAACATACAGATAGCGTAGAAATTGCCTGTTGGCGAGACCCCGGCCACACGGTTATTCGTGAACTGAATCGAATGGCTGTACGCCCCAGAAGACACATCCAACACACACGCGGAAGGAAGCGCGGTGTTAGTGCGCAAAAAGATATTCCCATCAATGACTGTGTTCTCTGCGCTGTTCAGCAGATAGATGTACCCGCTGTTGCCGCCAGAGCAGACCACGTTGTCAAACACGTTGCTGCTGATGATGGTTTCGCCCAGCGTGTCCTCAAGATGGATAGCCGAGTCACCGGCCACGTTCTTGACTGTGTTGCCGCTGATGATGACGCCGCGCACGCTGGTGATGCCCACAAAACGCTTTTCGGTTGCGGCTGTCGGATACCCGGCGCTGCCAGTGAACACGTTGTTTGTGATCGTCCAGAACTCAGAAGCCCCCGTCGATGTCTGGTTGGCCTCAACGAAGTCGGCCCCCATGTTGACTGCTGTGTTGCCGTCAATCAGGACATGGTTGGATGAATAGCCCGCTTGCCCGATGATGCCGTAGCCTGTTGAGTCAAACGTACACCCACTGACGGTTACGTTATCGCACTCCCAAAGCCAAACCCGCTGATTCCCGCCGTGGAAATACACGTTCAGGAATTTGACGTTCTGCGAGTCACTGATAACCCGGATGCCCCCGTCAGCGCCCGCCGTGCCGTCCAACGTCAGATCGCGGATGCTCAGATTGTCGAAGCCGTTGGTGTCGATGTAGACGCTACCAGCCGCAGATTTGAGTACGCTGTCATGCCCCAACCCAAAGATTGACTGACCATCCGCCGTAAACGCAACGCTGGTTTCGTAGAGCGTGATGCCTGGCGGAATAAGAACAGATTTGCCGGTGTTGAGCGCATCCTGAAGGGAAGAATAGTCATTGACGCTCACAAACTCCCGCAGCTTTGCCTGCACAGTCGTGGCGACTGCGCCAGAGCCAGACCCGATGAACCCCACCAGCGCAGCGCCGCCAGTTGCGGCCAGGTCTGCGCGAAGAACACTAGCCCCATCAACAGAAACAAACTGCGCACGGATCGTAACTGTCCGACCATTACCTACGACGGTAATGTCATACAAACCATCAGGCGCATAGAAAGCAACCTTAGCAGAGCTGTCGGCAGTGAATGGGTTTGCCAGAGGGGAACCAGATTCGTCCTGCAAACCAGTCGCAAGCGTAGCTGTTCCTGCCTCGTAAACAGTGACGGTAGCACCCGGCATGATATTACCTGATGCATCTTGCGCGAAGTATGTTTTCAGTTCCATGTCTATGCCTTAAAACTTGAGCATTGCCGAGAAGGCGGTATTGCGTGGTCTAGTTTCGTTCCCGCCTGTTGCTTGTGTCTGATTTGTTATTGCGAAATTTGGCCCACCAACCGGGATTCCTCCGGTGCCTGTCGTGTTTGAAATAGGAATTGCGTGCGTGTGGCTTTTGATTTCGTCATCCTGCCAAGACCCCATAGCACGCCCAGCATCAACGCCTCGCCCATCATCCCAGAACCGCTGGAATTCCCCGCGAACGTCGAACGCACGGAACGTCACGCCATCAGCGTTATCTGCCATGAGCAGTGTGCCCGCCTGCCAAACACCAACCGCCACGAATCGCCCATTGTGCAGGCCCCACGCACGCAGGGCAGCGTACTGAGAGCGGCTCAGAGCCAACGTTTCAGAGCCGACCCGACGATAGCCTGTTCGTGCTGTTGGCTGCGTGTCCATCTCAATGCGGCCAACGAATTGCGATGCGTAGCCAGTGTACGAAGCGCCGTTAGCCGTGAACGACTGCCACGTCATGAGCGAGTTGTAATCGTCATGCCAGATGGGGCCAACGTTTGCTGTTGGCAAAGCCTCGCCCGATGTGAAAAACCGACGCTGATACGCATCAATCCAGGACGCCCCCACAGCGCCGGGTTCGGTGTTGTTCGTTGCAGCAGTAGAAAGCCATGCACGCGAGTTGTGGTACACCACCGCATTGATTGGATAAGGCGCACCCAACGACGACCACGATGCCGCGCCCTGCAACTGAATCTCTCCAATGGCCTGGGTCGCCATGAACAAAACGCCGTTCATTTCCTCACGGCCAACCGGCTTGTAATCAGGGTCAGGCACACCCGGCGAGATTTCACGCGGGCGCTCATAGTCAAACCCCCAGCCCTGTGGCAAGCTCACCGAACCGTCAGGCTGAGTAGCAGATGGGATAGTGATTTTGTCGCCAGCGTTTGCAAATGGCGTCTTGAAAATGTGGGCCATCAAGCCTCCAAAATAAGTGCTGTCTCGTTAAAAACGAGCACGTTTGTTTCGCTGATATTGTATCCAACAGTGGACGGGCGCAGCAGTAAATCGTATTTCTCAAGCACAAGACGCAACGAACTCGGAATGAGAAAATTGAACTGATAGTCAATCGTCATGTCCTGATTGTCTGTGACGTATGCGTTCCCACCGAAGTCAGTAAACACCGTTGACAAAATGCGATTGATGTTAGGTAGTGTCGGGCGCGTCGTGAGTTGCGCATAACGCAATCTGATAACCAAACGCTTTTGATCTGTGGTCAAAGAGATGGTGCCAGAGTTCAGGCGAGAGAAGTTACCGTTCTCAAAGTTCTCGTTGTACTGACCAAAACCGAAAGCAGGCTCAGCAGCAGAGGCGTCAACATCTACGCCTAGATCAATATCGAGAATCCGAGACCAGACAGCCAGCCCGAAATCGTTTGCCGTGTTGAAGTCAAACACGTCACGAATCCAAGATTCCCAGAACTCAACCTGAGCCCCATCAAACCATGCTTGCTCAGCCTCAACAATACGGCGCAGGTTATCCGCCCCTTCGTATTGCCACAGAATGGCCAGAAGCAGGTTTACGTTAGCGTCGATATGCTGAATCGTGCTCATACGATGTTGACCGTAATGGCAGAGCGTTGCAGGGTTGCGACTTCATCAAGCGCAACGATCAATGGTGCTGTTGTCCACGTTGCGCCGTCTGTAGAAATCTCGATGTTTGTCACGATCAGTGGCGGCTGAACTTGATTGATCGCGCCTGAGAACTCAAACGGGTATACGTTATCGCCAACCTTAAGACCCATGCCGCCCTCAAGATCACCATTCACATAATTCATGATGGCATCACGGACAATGGTCTGCGCATCAAGCGGCGTAGCCTTCACGCTCACACGAACAAGGATTGGGATTTGAGTAGGACGGTCGAACTTTACCGTAGAGTTTTGACCTGAGTATTGGTCAGATACTACGATGGATTGCGCCCCGTTAAATCCAGCGCCAGCCGTCTTTGTTTCGTACAGCGCGTTAGCCACATCTGCGTCTGACCCGCCTTCTACACAGGCGTAAACAGAGTGAGCAATCATGCTAATGCCATCAATGGTCTGCGTGGTTGCCGCCGTGTTTTCCCGGAACGACATGCTCCGCACCTCGGGTATTGACATGATCCGCGAGACGATTGCCTCCGCGACAGACATGTTTTGCAGGGCCAGAGTGTCACGTCGGCGACGGCGTGCTGCGATGTCAGATTCTTCCAGATCGCCAGGCACCGCCGCGTTTGGATTGTCTACAGTTTCCCACCCTAGGACAGCAGAAGCGACGGTATCCAGCCCGTTTGCAGGCACTTCAACAGGCCCGTATTCAATGGCCGTCATGCTCCCCGTGATCGTTCCGCCAGCGCCGATGATGTACGGATTGTCAGTCGTGAAAATCTGACCAGACCCCGACACGATGGCTTGAGATCCTGCCGGGATGTTAGTGCCTGGCACGCCAGAGAACACCACGCCTGAGATGGTCGATTGCGTCGCAGAGCGGCGAGCACCACCCGTGAACGACATGAGTGCGTCAAGGAAAACACCACCAGCAACGTCCGGATTGATCTGGTTAGCCAGCTCTGCATTGTTGCGGGCAACTGCGTCACGCTCTTCGGTTTGCAGGGTGATGATGACGCCTTGAGGCGTCTCTGGCGTCGTCACAAGATCAGCCCCGAACACGGACTTCCATTCAGCCACCACGTCGGCGCGTGTCGTCGCAGTGTCTGGGACGATAACGCCTAGCGTGTCGATGTAGTCGTAATCAGCCATTCACTGTTCCTTGTCCGAATTCTGTTGTGATCGTGGCTGTATAGCCTAGAACATCGCCGACTTGTTGTGCCGTCAACTCATCAATACGGATGACACCCGGGCATTGCAGCAAGCGGCGACGAAGGCCAGCTTCAAACTGTGCGATGTTGGGAGACGATCCAAAAGCAACACCAAAATACGGGATACCCGCGTCAGCCGCGTGAATCATTTCGCCAAGCAGCGTAGATGCATACTGACGGGCAGTGAGCAACACAGCGTCAATGTCTGTCTTGAATGTAAGGTTACCCAGCTCATTCAAGAGTAGATCGTTGTTTTCATTGACGCGCAAGGTTCTCACAAAGGTCCGCCCGTGTTACTTGGTCCCGAATCCACGCCAGAATGAACGTGAGTGCTTCCGATGTTGACGCCGTTATTGGTCATGGTGCCTGTGACTGACATATTACCAACCACCTCTATCTCCGCCGCCTCAATCTTGACCTTGCCAGAGTGGAGCGACACACACACGCTGCCGTCAAGGGATTGGATCACCAATGCGTCAGCGTTTGCGCCATCAATTACCCACGATTTTAGCGTGTCGGGGAAGAACATACCATCGCTAAACGAGTGCTGGCGCAAAGTATTGGGCCAATCCTCAAGGCCCCCGCGCTGCATGATGAGGCTCATATCCCGGTCGGTGGCTTTGAGCCATCCGAAGTCACCGGGCTTAACAGGGAATCGAATGAAGAACCCCCCACCACCAAATCGAAACACCGGGATATTTGAAAGCTGAGCACGGCTGATCTTCTGGCCGTCCGTGGTGCCAAGCATCACCAGAGGCTTGATGACAGCACGGTTCGTGGCGTCGTCGTAGCTAACCACCTTGGCGGGGATCATGTCGTCCACGCCGCGTAGGAAGTTCTGCAACACGTCAGTCATGACGCCTGCAAAGTCTCCATCATTTGCTTTGTCTAGGTTGGGTGGTGAACTCATAAGCGGGTGCAGGTTGCGACGTAGAAGAATGGGTCATCATGCGATGCAACTTCAAACTTCAACTGGTCGATAGTGTAATCTCCGCTGGCGGCTTTGTTGAACTTTGAATCCAAGCGAAGCAATCCGCCTAGCGCAGATTCTCCGTCGATCAAAAAAGTAACGTCCACGCCCTTTTCGGTGATCTTTGGCAATCCAACAAGCCCGCTATTCATGTTGAGAATACGTGTCTTCCCTGTCAACGCCTTGTCCTGATCCTTTACAACAAGTTCGGCATCATCCACGAATGCACGCACACCGCCAGCCTCTTGGAGTTTGTTCACGAGGTGCAGGGCTGATCCGGTGAACGCGAAGTTTCCTATGTTCTTATCGGTGGCTTGGAAGTTCAGCGTGAGGCCAAGGCGTGATGCAACCTGCTGCGCCAAAGATTGAAGACGCACCAGAGCTTGTCCGTCAATCGCGACGATGTTGCCCTTTTGTGCTGATCCGGTCTTTGCCTTGATGATCACATCAACGTCAGGCGGTAGGCCTGGCTCTGCACTTTCTATGTCGCCATAGAACAGGCGAAACGTACCCGTACTCACTCGGCCCGCATCCACATACAAGCGCTTTGGCGACTTGTTGGAATTGAAAGGGCTTGTCTCTGTCAGTATGTAATCACGCACGTCCGTAGACAATCCCGTGATTGTCACGGTGCATTCATTCTGAGTCGGATTGGCCTTCTTCACCCCTGACGCCTTGACGCGCAGACCTTCGTACCAGCGGATTTGCCCTGATACCTCAATCCCCACACGAATGACACGCAGGTCAACCATTACGCCAAGTCCTCAGCGGTGACGTAGTGCAACGACTGGTCAACGGTGAATCGCTCCCACCACGGATTATCGTCTCGCTCGGTGACGAACATGAAATTGCCGTGCCCCGCAGCCAAGCGGCGGTATGGGATCACTGGCATACCAGCAACTGCCCGTTGCCCGCGCAGGATAGGCGTATCGTTCAGATCAACATCGATGCACATCGTATCGTTTGCGGTCTTGATCGTGAGCGCCCATCGGTTGCCATCAAGCGTAACCGTGATGGCCTGATTGGGTGACTGCTGAATCGGAATGGTACGCATCAGAACAACGCCCGGTAAAGGAGTGATTGCTTTTTGACTTTCGCCTGTGTGGGGGCGGGTGTCTCGGTGGTCTGTTGCTGCCCGCGCTTAACAGTGCTGGCCTGTTTCTTTTGCGTGACTTTCTTTGGCGGCAACTCGCCGTATTCAGGCTGAATCGTGCGCCACTCTTGCAGCACAACAGGCACGGCGATGGTGCTGCCATTCTCTGGCGTCTCATCGTGCGGGATGGCCGTGATGATCAGCGAGAAATAGACGGCAACCTTGGTCTGAACAGTCAGGATGCGCTTCTCAGAGAACGCCGCACGCAGTTCAGAGAAAGCGTTTCGCGTGTCATCCGTCAGCAGGAAATCGACCGTGATTTGAATTGGCTGGCGTACAAAATGGTCTGATCGTGTGGTACCGTCCTCGACGGGAAACTGCGTCAGTTTGCCATCTTCACGCACGCTCACGCGCATAGGCTGAGAAGCCGTGAACAACTGGTTCAGCGACTCATCCTCAAGGATGGCGACAAGGGTTGTTTCCATTACCGTGCCACCCCTGTTGCTGCCGATGTTTGCAGGCTCTTAAGCTGACCGTTCAGCGAGCCGCCAATGTCCTTGCTGATGCCTTGTGCATCCGTGGCTTGAGTCTGCACCTTCACCTCACCAATGCTGACGTTTGTCTCTGATTTTCCGCCGACGGTATTGGAGATGGCCGCGCTAGACATGGCGTTAGTGGGGGCGCCAGCAGCCGCAGATACAGCCTCAGCGCCAGCAGCTACGCCGCCACCATCGTCACCAAATCCAAAGAACCCTGCAACAGCCTTGCCAGCATTGCGGACCTTGTCCACGCCGCTCATAACCTTGCCAACGAACGCATCCCAAGCCGCCGTAATACCGCTCCAAATGCCCATGACGAAATCACCCAGAGCCTTGAATGCTGCGATGGCGGCAGGAATGACACGCCCAATGAGCGAGTCATTGCCCTCGATGAAGTTCATCACGTCATCGTAGGCAAGCGCGAACAACGCCGCAAGACCTGCGATAGCTGCGCCCATGAGGATCAGAGGCCATGTGGCTGCGATGGTTGCCACCGCTGCGCTAATCATGGCGGGCAGGTACATCGCAGTGATGATCCCAGCAATCCCGATGAAGAACCCGATAACCACATCCTTATTCTCAGCGGCCCATGATGCAGCCTTGCCAACCCACGTAACGAACGCCGTCAGGGCAGGCAGGATCGCTTGATAGAACCCGTCAGCAGCACCAGACACCACCATCTTGGTAGCGTTCATGGCATCTTGAAACTGTTTCGCGTTTTCGACGGCCTCTTTGGTGACCTTGCTGTTTTCCTGCTGAGTGCGCAGAAGATCCTCTAGAGCGCGTCGCCCCTTCAGGATCATCTCCACGGTGCGGTTATCTGTGATGCCCAGTTCCTTGATACGGAACACAGCCTCACCGCGTGGCATGCCCTCGACAGCGGAGGCCAGATCAAGCATACCTTGACTTGCGTTTTTTGCCTGCCCGTTTGCGTCCTTGAGCGAGATGCCTAGAGCGGCAAAGGTCTTGGCCCGGCCAGACTCCACATCGGCCATTGCCTCGCCCATGCTTTCGGCCATGTCGGTGAGGCTGTCGCGTGCGCCTTGAGCGTCACCACCCATTGACTCAGCGGCACGCCCGAAGGCGTCTACTTCTTCCGTCGCCAAGCCCAAAGCGTCAGCCGTGCGACTGATCGCCATGATCTGCTCGGCTCGTCCAATGGCGCCAGTCACGGCTTGCGAAGCGGCCACCGCACCGGCAAACCATCCCACCAGCTTTCCAGTCAACGAACGGAAAGACTCCGTGCTTTTGCCCGCCTGCTTGTCTGCCTCCTTCATCGACTTGACAAGATCGTCCGTCGATTGCTCGGCCTTGTTCAGGCCCTGATTCATCTTAGATGTATCGGCCTCGAACAGGATGCGGAAGGTATCAAGCAGCGCCATTAGCGTCTCTGGTTAGCGTACTCAGCCGCTAGGGCTTCGTTGTGTCGGTTGACGGTTGCGATTTCCCATAGGTTCATCGCGTCTTCAATGTCTATGCTTGATTGGAGTTCTGTCCAGCTTGCAAATCCTGCACTAACGATGGCGGCAAAGAATCCATCAGCGTTTTGATAACCAATGGCAGGTACTTTTGAAGCAGGGAGCCCACGAAGTCTGAGTTCCCTGCGATCCCGAAAAAAGAGGTGTTGTACCGCAACATTTCCAGCTCCAAGCGAATCAGCGCTTCGCCGTCTGGAACGTGGTTATCAATCAATGCCTGAGTGGTCAAGCGCAGATGCGATCCGTCTTCGCGCTCAACTGCGACATAACGGAACATCAGCTGCATGGCCTCGGTGCTGACCCCATAGTCTCCAATCTTGGGGATATTGGAAACAGGGTACTTCGCCAGAATTTCACGCCCTACCGTTGCGGGAAGGCGTGAGATTACGAACGAATGTTCGCCACCGTCTACGTCTTTGACGCTAACGGTTTTGGGTTTGATGAGGTCAGCCAATTCAATCTCCTATCAGATGATGCGGAGATTATGCCCGAGTAATGCTCAAGTCTTGGAAGGCAAACACATAAGCGTTTGACTTGATGCGGCCAGAAGAGGCAATCGAGCCGCCAGGATTGCCGGAGGTCATCTTGCCTTCGCTGAAGGTTTTGGTGCTGCCGTCAGGGTAGGAGGCCACCAAAGTGATGACATCGCGGGCGTGACGCTTGCCACGGGCTGCGCGGTTGGCATCCCACAGGATCGCCAGGTTCTTGTCCGACTCAGAGCCTGGCACCACATTGATGGTAGGCGTCATGGGGGCCGGTGCGCTCCATGCGATCAAGTCGCCATTGACGTTCATCGCCGTGCTGGCAATCTCGACGGCGGGGATGTCGAAAGGGTCCGCATCATCGGCCACTTCGGTGATGGTGAAGCCAGAGGGGAAGGTCTCCGAAGCGCGGAGAACGAGGGTGAAGCCAATTGCGCTAATGTCTTGCATGTCTGTTTCCTTTGTGAATCGCGCCCCGAAGGGCGCTTAGTTCGTTCAGATCAGGTTGTGTGAGCCTTCGACCTTGCGCACAACATCGCCCTTGCTGTAAACCAATGTGTACTTGGCGGTGTACTCGGTCACGCCAGACACCGGCACGCTTTGCACAATCGCCACATCAGCCCAAAAGCCTTTGCTCTGCACGTCACGCCATGCGTCAGGATCGCCGCTCAGTTGCGTTACAGCGATCTTCTGTGCGGTGGTCAGCACCTTGTCAATGATGATCGTGCCGTTGAACTTGGCCTTGTTCACGCCGTCAATCACTTGAGCCAGCACGTAAGAGCGGCCCTCGTTGTTCGCTGGAATCTTGTTCAGCGACAGTTGCAGGCTCAGCAGCGCGGCGGTCAGGTAAGCCTTGAGCCATTGCTCATTGGCATGGACAGACATATCGACCGGAGCCGTAGCACCACCCAGCAGAAAGCCGCGCTGGAAAAAGCTGATGTTCTGCCCTGCCGATGCTGTCTGACCGTAGTAGTTCACCCGGGCAGTGTCGTAGATATTGGCGAGTGCGTCGGTCGTCACGTCAGCAGTGAAGCCACCGACCTGACGATACATGTAGTTCACCGTGGCGTTGCGTCGCTCGTAGTCAGTAGCGGACATGATCGCGGCGGGGATGGCTTCTTTGTACTCGCCTGCCGTGCCGTTCAGGATGATGCCCGTAGATTGGATGCCAGACAGCGCGGCGACAGTGGCCGTGTAGGTGCTAGGCGTCACGCTGACATAGAACTGATACTTGACGTTCTCACCGGCCACATACTGCGCCACAGCCTTAGCCTCGACGTCGGTGATGGACTCACCAAACGAAGCCGATCCGAACGAGTCGGACGCTTCTTCAGCAGCTTGGAAGGCATCCAAAGGATTATGAGCAGCCACACCCGGCGACAGGATGGCTTGCGGGTCATTCAGGCCCAACAGCGTAGACAGCGGAGTCACGCCAACCGAGACAGCAGCGCTACCAACCACACCACCCGAGATGATGAACTGTGCGCGGCCCACATCATAGGTTACGGTGGCGGCAGTGAACTGCGTGCCCGTGCCTGTGCGGATGGCTGTCTGCAAAGCGGTTGCCACATTGGCAAACGATAGAGCCGCCGAAAGATTGATGGCCGCGATGGTGTTGGTGTTTGCGCCGAGCGTGATATTCAGCGAACCTGCGCTAACTGCGGTCAGCTCAGCAAGTGTTGCAGGAGTTGCGCTATACACAGCAGGCACACGTCCAGCTGGGGCGTAGGCGGCGAACTGCAAAGCACGCGGGGCCGATGCAGGGGCGGGGCTCACATAGCCGAAGTATTGACGGGCAAAAACAGCTTCGTCACTGGTCGATCCGAAGAAGTCGTCAGCATCGCCAGAGCCCAACTCAAGAATTGAGCCAACAGGCACGCGGGGGTCAGAGGTGAAGCGGCGATGATCCAGCTTGCGCTGCGCCACGCTGGATGCGCCAGACACCGAACTGATGATGTCCACATAACGGGTGATTTTGATTGCCATGTCTATCCTCAGACTCGGTGAATATCCACGCCGATACCGGCATGGTGGGTTTGTTGCGTGGTCAGTCGCTTATGACTCACCACAAAATCAAATGATGGGTTTTGTTCGTACTGGTCTAGATCGTTCACGAAATAAGGCGCACGAACCGGAGAAGGCATTTGCACGCCTACGCCGTTACTGGTCATATTTTGCACGAATCGCAGCGATTGCGCCAGCATTCTAACGATATTGCACAGGTCTTTTGCCGTCAGAGCAGTGGTGTTATTTGGGTCATCCGGCGAGAACACGTTAACCTGAAACTGAGTTTGCACAAACTGAGCTTCTACTGTTTCAAGCTCCAACGTATCAGGATTGGTAATGGTCGTGCGGCCCTGCCATCCTCGTGCAGTATCCGAGACTGTCCAGAAGTAAACACCACGCGCCACGCGCCCCTGAGCGACGCTAGGCTGATTCCCGGGGATGACGGGGAGGTCAGTGATACCCGCGTGCGTGAGGCAATCAAGCAGCGTATTGCGGATCAGGGCTTGTAGCTGCTTGTCGTTCATGCTGCGCCCACATCCACAAGCGTCAGACCGTTCCACCCATCGACCATGTACCAATCTTCAGAGCCGACAACCTCGAACTTGCGCCCGTTGTAGATGATGAGGTCTGGCGACTCGCCACGATTGACGCCAACCACAGGGTTGGCCGTGTACATCTTGGCATACACCTTCTTGGTGTCAAACCCCATCTCATGAACTTCATCAGCGGGCATGGGCTGCACAGACCCAATGATGGTCACGTCTGCGTAGTAGGTCACAACAAAGTTTCCGATGCTGTTTTGCGTGCGCGACCTGAACTGTCGCCACTTGGCTTGCTGAGGAGAGATTGCGCCGAGTGCGATGTTCAGGAGATTGATGCCGGGGATCATACTGTGACCTTGTAATCTACTGAGTTGAGCATTAGCCCAGTGGCAACCAATGGTTTTGAGATGCTGCCAGGGCGTGCTGTAGCGGCTACACCTTGCGTCAACTTACGCAAGCGTGCGTCAACAGTTGAATCCTGCAAGGCTGGCGACGTGACAGACTGGATAGATTCCTTGATCTGCCCGCTGATCTTCATGCCCATCTGGTCAAGCACTTGTTTTGTGCTCAACTGTCCGTTGGCTACGGCTTTAAACCCGCTCAGGAAATTGCGCTGCCATGTGGTGCGCTCTGCATTCATGGCGGGGCGCATGAAAGGACGGGCCGGGATTGGCCCCCATCCAAACTCATGGATTGAGGCAACATAGGCAACGGGCACACCAGATGGATATACGGCAGTGTCGAAGAAACCCACCTCAAGGCGGGCATTCTTGATGCTTTCCATCTCCTTGCGAAGACGAGCAATCCCCTTGCCGTAGATCACCTTAGCCATCGACCCCGCCCAGGGAAAACGCCACCTACAGAGCGAAACGCCGAACGCTCAGGCAACCCGCCAACGTAGACGCCGCCCTTAGAGCAACGATCCAGCATGGCAAGCAACTGCCCGCCATAGGGTGACTTGAACAGCCAGAATTTATAGGCACTAGTCCCAAAAGGGGGCGCAGCAAACGCCACGCTTACCTTATCAATGGTGGCCGAAGTCACCGCACCTGCACCACCATTACCAGTGGCCACTTGGCCTTGGATATAGAGAAGATGGGCAACCATGAGTTGCCACATCTGCACATCGCAGTCGCAGCCGTCTTGACCAATCAGGCACAGCGCAGAAGTCGCAGCGGCCTGCGCAGTGGCGTCAGGCACGCTATCGAACACCGGATAAGCGGTGCGGAATGCTGATAGGTCGAAGACTGCCATTAGCGGCCCTTGGCTGCACGGGTGCGGACACCCGTCTTTTGCTCTTGCGCCTCAGCATCAGCCTCAGTATCAGGGGCCGAAGCGTCAGCACGCTCCATGTCAACAACCACCTTCTCCACATCGTGGCGCTTCGATTCCCAGCGGATGAAGCCGTTTTTGTGGTGAAGCTGGAACAGGGGCAACTTCTTGAGGGCTTCCAGTTGGGCAGTGGTCACAGGCGTGACAACGCCAGCACTGGTCAGCATGTATTTGTCGGGCACGTTAGCACCGCCAGCGATCAAGACGAATTGATCCTCGCCGATCATGTAGCTAACCGAGGCAGTCAGCGTGCTGTAAACGTAAAAGTCAGACATTCATTCCTCCAATATAGGCGGGTGGATTTTACACCACCCGCCCGCGTTGATTACACGCCGGTCACGCGCACGCACAGGTACGGGCGCTTCCACATCACACCAGCCGTGGCGGTGCCGAAGTCTTCGATGTAGCCCTTGGCGCGACGCTCGGCGCCGATGTTGAACATCTTGGCCGGAACGATCTGTTGCAGAGCTGCGCCGCCATCGGTCGAACCGTCGCTGATGCTTTCAGCCCAGTAATACGCCACGTTTGCGCCGCCGTTAGCAGCGGTGAACTCGGGAGCGTACTCAACACGAACCGAAGGATAGTTCGCGTTCAGCCAAGCCAACGGGGTCTGACCGTAGGTGTTCGGCTTGGTCATGATGGTCGAATAACCAACCGGCAGGGCGATGGTGAACGCAGAATTCTGGTCCACGTTGCCGCCGCTGTTGGTCATGATCGAGCCGAGGCGGGTAGCCATCTCGGTGGTGATCTCGTCGAACGTCATGGCGCTGTAGGTCTTGCTGCCTGCGGTCGTGGCGTATGCGGCCAAGCCGGGATCATTCAGCAGGCCATACACACCAGCAGCGCCCGAGGCGAAGCCCACGAAGCCAGCGCGGTTGCGGGCGATTTCCAACGACAGCAGCGCGGCGCCACGCTTCTCAGCAGCCATCGAAATGCCGCCAGCGGCCTCGCGGGCGTCTTCCAAGTTGGAGACTTGAAAGCCCTGCTCGAAACGCACGATACCGCGAGTCTCGTAGGCGTGACCATACGAAGCCAAAGGGATGTTGGACGAATCACCGTACAACTCGGCCTTGGCCACGGGGGTCGAGACGCGCTGAACGATGGTGTCGTCGTACCAGTTGCCAGCAGCGGTGATGCCAGCCAGACGGTCGATGTTGCGGACGGTGGTCAGTTGACGCACCAGACCCGGCAGCCACACTTGCAGGAATTGCTGCAAAGCGGCACCAGAGCGACCGGCAGGACCGACCAGAGCGGTGTCCATGGCAGCATGGACAGCTTGGTCAAAGCCGATGACGCCCAAGTCGGGCAGGGACTGATAAGCCGCAACGGCTTGGTCAGCAGCGATTTGCACGGGTTTGCGCTGGGCCAGTTCGCGGCCCGACACAGAGTGCTTGATTTCAGAGGTCTTCATGTGTCGGACTCCAATTACAGGCGGACCACAGCCAACGACGGGGCGTTAGCAGCAGAAGGATTGTGGCGAACCACGGTAGCACCGGCGATCTGGGTTTGACCAGCGGTAGCGGTGCCAGCACCCAGGGTGCCGTCAGCGTTGACGAAGAACACAGGATCACCAATGGTCACAGCAGTGCCGACAGACAGCAGCACATACACTTCACCCTTGACGCAGAACTCAGACACGCGGCCATTGCTCACCGAGTCGGTGGTAGCGGCCAGAGTGTTGATAGCGTGCGCCTTGGGGTTGACCATGATGCCAGCGAACAGGCCAGTACCACCGGCTTGCACAGACTCGACCGATTCGGTCTTGTAGGTGAACGCACGGCCAAAGACGTTGTTGGCTTCGGTGGTGGTGTCAACGATTGCGGTGATGCCGGTGTAAGGCGCGTCAAACGCGATTTCACCGGGGATGCCCGACACGAGGTCGGAGATAACGGACGAGGGGAAAGCCATTATTTGGACTCCTTCCACAGTTGGTTCAGGCTAACCACCTTGCCGCCAGAATCAGCAGCAAACGTGGGCTTGTTCAGGTCAGGGGTGCGGCCATGCAGCCAAGCATCCAGAGCGACGCGCTCAGTGCCAGCCTTGGCGGGCACTTCCAGCTTCTTGACAGCGTAAGCGGCCAGAGCGTCAGCGGTCATGCTGGCATGGTCGAAAGCGCCGATGAAAGGCGACACCTTGGCGTACAGGGCGTCACGGTCTGCGATCTGACCCAGCAGGGAGCTGGAGTCTTGAGCGGTAGACAGTTGCTTGCGCAGCTCTGCCAGCTCGGCGCGCATGGCGTCCATTGCCTTGGTTGCCGGATCTTCGGCTGGGTCGGCGGCGGCGGGAGTCGGGGCAGGATCAGCGTCCACACCCAGCTCTTCGCCAGCTTCTTCCTCGGCCTTGATTTCGGCCAAGATTTGTTTGATTTGGGCTTTCAGGTCCACATCAGTACCGGAGACCTCAGCCGCCGGTTTGGTTTCGTCAGCCATTAGGGCCTCCTTTAACATTGCAGAGTCAAGCGCACACAAGTGCGCAGCGGAATCAAGCACCGACACGTCGGGGCCTGTGCGGCCCTCTGTGACAAGTGCCAGATGATTTGCCCGAATCTCTCGTTGTATAGCGTCATACGCTTCACCGTTGAAAGTTCCGGGCGTCATATCGAGTTTGAATCGGTAGCCTGGTGACAACTCACGCTTAGTTCCAGACTTAACCAGACCCTTTGCCGATTCGGAATAGACCTTGATGTTGCCGCGCAGGTAGGGTGCATCGAAGTAAACATCTTCCCCGATAACGCCTTGCACGCCTTTGCGCTCGGCGGGTGTAAAACCTGAGGCCTCATCCCCCAGCATGGCGTGCTCGTCGACCAGCGGCATCAGCTTGAACGAATCAATCGTCTCTTGCGATGACAGCTCTTCTTCAGGTCGATAAACCTTATAAATTCGGTCAGGCTCAGACGCGCCAATCTCCCGACCTAGGTACGGGTAGACGCCGGTCTTGGAGATAGGATTGCCCTTGATCTCCACAAACCCGTTAATGTCCACAGATTGCGCGCTCATGCTTCCATTATATCCAAAATGGTGGTTTGTCAATACTCTACCAAGGCAATGATTACTTCGTGCTCTAGCTTGCGTGTGGCGGCAGTCGTGATCTGAATTGTGATCTTGTATCGCGTGCCAGATGTGCCGCCGCTAATCCAGAACTTCACCACTCCTTGGTTATGGCTTGCGGCCTTGTCGCCTGAGCCTAGCGTGATGCCGTCCTGTGCCGTTACAGCAAGCGTGGCAATACTGTCTCCAACATTCGACAGGTACGGGTTAAAGTCAATGTCGTAGTCCTGCTCGTCGAAATTCTGCTTTTCAAATTTGGCGACAATCATATGGATGCCTTAAAGATTCCTGCCGGTACTGTAGCTGAATACTCGCCAGCGGTTACTGATGCGACAAATTGTGATGGGATGAAGACTGCGCCACCATCGACAAGATACGCCGCTTGAAGATCAGCATACACCTGGGTTATTGGCGCTTCAACTGTGTAGCTGGCATCAAGATCGCTTGACACCAACCCGCGCACCATGAATGCGTGTTCGCTTGTTGCGCCGACTGCCGTGCGCAGATCGTATGCAGCAGACGCATCCGATTGAACGGCTGCGCGCACATTGTATGAGGCATCCAAAGACGCCCCCACTCCGCTTGCCGTCTGTATTTCGTATGCCGCGCTAAGGTCTGCGATTGCATTGGTCCGAACCACATAGCTTGCCGACGCATCAGACAGGACAGCGCCACGCACGATATAAGCTGCGCTTGAATCCGTCTGCACACTGGCGCAGATGATGTACGCCGCTGCTGCGTCAGCCTGTGCCGCTGCGAGGATGGCGTATCCGGCTGACAGATCACTGCTTACCGCGCTTGCCGTCTGGATGTTGTAGCTTGCCGAAAGGTCTGCGCTTACGCTTGAACGAATAGCATAAGACGCAGCCTGATCCGACGAAACCGAGCCACGGATTGCATAGCTCGCGGACTGATCGCTGCTGACTGTTGTTGTCCCGCCTCCCGAGGTGGTGTCAATCCAATACTGCCCGCCCGGCGTCATGGCCGAGCGCGTGCCCGTCCCTATGACGTACTCACCACCGGGCGTCTGATAGCTTGCCATCAAGCCACCTCAAGCTGCGGGCAGACGTAAATGGTCGTGCTCGGCTTTGCGACACGCACCTTTGCCTGAATGAAACCTTTTTCTTGAGGCGTGAACGTCACGGACAGCTTTTGCTTGACGGGCGTCGTGATGCCGGTGGTTGTCCATGTGGCCGTGCTGGCGTCTTGATCAGCAGCAGCGGCCAACTGGCTGGGCCGCTCATCACTCACCAGCGCACCGAGCGGATAGCCTGCGTCATCAAGGTATTGCACCTCTAGCCATGCATTGTCATTTTTGAGCGTAACACCATCTGTCAGCACCTCGATGGACACCGTGACTGGTGAGCCGGTCACATCGTTCCATCGTGTGATCGGTGGGGCGTCGAAGTTGATCAGTGGGTATGTAACTCCGGTGTTCGTGGCGATCCGCCATGAAATAGGCGTAACACCGTCAGACGCGCCACCTGTTCTGTAAACAGCCGTCTCAGTGTTCAGCCCAGCGCCCCACCCCGACGTGATCAATCGGTAGTTCGTATCTGCCGAGTCGCAGTTGATCATCAACGCCTTCAGGCCACCCTGAGCCAGAGCCGCGCCAGAAACAATGCCGCCCGTCCATCCTGCGGGCATCTTGCACGAATCAAACTTCACCTGACCAACGCCGTTCAGGTTCGCAGCAAGCAGGTTCACGCCTGTTGCGGCTGTTGTCATATTCAGGCCATACACGTCAACGTCAGCGGCCACCACGCTGAAGGTCTTGATGAACTCGGTGATCGCAGACCCAGCCAGAGCACCGTCTTTAATGCTCAGGCTTGCGGCGTACATCTGAAAGCCTTGCCCCGCGTTGCCGAATCGGATCTCGGCATTCTCCAGAATGAACTTTGTGTTACGGTTCGTTGCGCCGGTTCCTAAACTGACGCGGCTACCAGCTCCTGTGTTTTTAAGCTCAATGCCGCCGCCGACGATGCGAACGGAGTGGTATCCGATGCCAGAGTCAAACACGAGATTGCGCGTTGCAGTCGAACCTTCACCGGCCGTCCAAAAAACACCCTTGCTGTAGAAGCCGTTGTTGAGTGTCAGGTTTGTGGAGTTGGTTGAGCCAATCCGCGCCCCAGCCTGCTCAACAGTCGGAGGGAAACCGCTGGTCCGGTCGCATGAAATGATCTGATGGACGTTCTGGTAGTTTGCCGGAAACGTGATCGCCACCCCCGTCAACTCGACGTGATCTGATGCCACGAACACCCGCGTAGGATTGCTACCCTGCGCCGTGATGACAGCCGCCAGCGTCGTGTACGCATCAGCCCAGGACGTTCCGTTTCCGGCGCCAGTTGCGCCGCTCCAGAGTGCTACGTCAGCCATTATGGGTTCGTGTCGCCCTGCACGCGCAGAGTGAAGGTGTCAGAAGCAGCAGCAGCGCCAGCAGTAACAACCCGACGAATCCACACGGGAAAGTGCTGACCTGAAGGAACATCACCCAATGTCAGCCCGGCAGCAAACGATGCCGGGGACGAGAATGTCACGCCCGTTGGTGCCGTTGTCTCGTTTGCAATCGTCTGCTCGGTTGCATTCAGGCCGGACGTACCAAGCCCCACAAAAATCTCCGTGCCAGGGCTTGGCGTCTGCGCTTGAATCCACAGCTTCGCGCCGATAAGCGTCAACGTGCCGTTGGTGTTCTGAACGTACACGCAACGATAATCCGTGATGCCTGCACCCGCCTCTGCGCTGCTCACATCATCAAAGATCCCGACAGGAACATCGACAGATGACTTAACGCCACCAAGCGATGCGGCAGGGTTGCTGTTCGCCGCGCCTCCGCTCAATCGGTATTTGATTTCGGTTGGTACGATTGCCATATTGATTCCCTATTACTCGTCATCGCCCCAAGATAGCTGGGGCACCATGAAACACCGGCAATTCGGAAGGCTTCCAGGAAGCCCCCGAGTGCCATCTTTGTCTATTACCGGCAGATTATCCAGAGTGAACACCTTGCCGTCCAGTCTTTCGTGAATCTCACGCGGGTGAGCGCCACCACGCGAGTGACGCCAGACGAATTCCTTAACGCCTGCCGACTTCGCCCGCTCGACTTGGATCGCAGATGTCACGCGACGAACTTGATTCATTGCGATCAGATCACGGCGGCGGTCTGTGATTCCTTCGTACTTGTCCAGAAACTCACGCACGTCAGCAAGGCCACGCCCGCCAGGCTGCAGGGATCGCATCACGCTACCCTCGATTTGCGTGTGGTACTTCTCGCCAATCGACTTGATCAAGGCGACGTTCTCTTTGATAGCGGATTGAACAACCTGCTTCAATGACGCTGGCATCTTGTCAGTCTTGAGCGTGATGCCGCCGCTCAACTCTTTAAGCGATGTGTTCAGGGTATCTGTGCTGGCCTTGTCCACGCCTCGCAGCATGTTCTCAACAATGACGGGCGCACGCTCACGGAACAGGCGCGCAAAGCGACGCTTCAGCGCATTGAGAGCAACGCTTGCCTTATTGGCAATCGACGCATCCATGACGATGGCCGGTGTGTCGTCAAACGTGGCAACCAGTTCGCGCCGATACTCACGATACATCAGGCGCAACAGCTTTGTGATCTCAGCGCTATACCGTTCAATCTGCCCAGCCGAAGGACGCAAAGCACCGCCAACCAGCTTGCCCGATGAGCGCTGGTCTACGTACTTCTCGCGTTTCTTGGTCAGGCGGATATTGCGGGCCATCACTCAACCATTTTCTTTTCGGCAAACTTTCGGCCCCATGCGCGCACCTGATCTGCGCCAAATAGGCCAACCCCACCGCCGATGAATGTAGCCCAATTACCAGACATGCCCAAAGCCTCGATCATGTAGGCGATGCTCAAAGCAATAAGGCCGCACAATACGGACTCCAAAACCCGGCGCATCATCCTTGGCTCTTTACCGTCATACATCACACGCACAAAAGCCACCATAGCGGCCAAAGCGGATGCACGGAAAGGCTCTGGCAATAGTTCAATGAGTTTCATGATGGCGTCGGTGGTGTCCTGCATTTACATCTCTGGCAGTTGGGTTGGTGCTGCATTTTGCAACAATTCAGTGACCAAATCATCATCCTGCGGGACATCTTCCGCCAGGCCGAAGTAATCCGAATCCTTGTCGCGGCGCAATTGTTCGCGCACGTCCTCACCGTCGATTGCGCCAATACCGGCATATGCGACGGCGGCTTGCGCCTTCTTGAGGTTAACGTCAGCCCATTCCTGAGCAGTCGGGCTATCAAGCGGACGCCATGACGTCTCCACTTCGATATCCTCAGTGATGCCGAATTTAGGCTTGATGGCAGACAGCCACACCAATTGATGGTGACGTTCCAGCAGGGGGTCTAGGTCATTGGCTTGGATGGATTCCAGCATGATCCGGTAGTCCTCGGCTTCGGATTCGCCCGTGGCGTTAAAGCCCTTGGGGGTAGTGCCAAGCAGCTTGGTAGCTGGCACCTCAGCAATCGAGGCAACCAGTTGATACTGCGTCATGATGGTGGTATCTAGGTCTGCGAGGCTTGTGTCTTGCTGGGTTATTTCGTCGGCCTCTTTGTCAATTACCATGACACCATAGTTATCTCGCACCTGAGAAAAGTCTAGCATTCTCGCAATTGACTTTTGCAGGTCAGAGAAAAATCCTGCCCCGTCAGTCTTGTGGACGATAAGACGTTTTGTCATGGCCAGCTGCGGGGCCTCATTGGCCGTGCGCTCGGATGCGTACACGCGCTCGTAGATCAACTGCGGCACGCTCTTACCACCGTACTGATACATCGGCTTGATGGCATCAGGCACAGGGTGGGGGATGTACACGCACAGGTGGGATCGGTGGTAGCGCTGCTTTCCGATGACGTAATACTCAGGCTCGTAAAAGCGCAGCGATGCGGGATCGCTCAATGAGCCGTCGGTCAGCTCTGGCACGATCCAGATTGGGTCTACTTGCGAGATGCCCTGATACGATCCCGGCGTGACGCCATCCGGGTTAAATGGCTTCTCGTAGTATTGCGGGTCAGTGCTTCGCACTTTGAAGATCGCCACGCGGATACCGTAGATGCGGCCCATGTGGATGTATTTCCGCATGGCTGCATTGATGCCGTACTTCTTGTCCTGTTTCTTGAACTCTGCAAGGATTTCTTCGGATTGCGGCGTACCTTCTGGCAGGCTCACGTCATAGCCGACGCGCACCGCATCACGTGCTGGCATGTTACATGCTTTGTCCACCAACCAGTGCTGAGAAATGAGGGCAGATACCTGCCAGCTCACCACGCCTTGGGATGCGTACCAAAAGAACTGCGCATCAGGCACACCGGCGCCAGCTAGGTTTTGCTTGAACTCTGGAACAAGGCCCGTCGAACTGTCCATTGCTGCGCCGCTTGCGCCCGCTGGGGTTTGGAATGCAGCCGACAGAATGGCTAGCTTGTCCATCGCTGCGGATGTACGCACATGCTCTCCATCTGTTGTGTAGATGGAAGCTCTAGTAGCCAGCTGCGGCTCAGCATGTGGCTTTGGTTTTCGTCCGAACATTTGCGGGCCTTAGCTGTAGATAGATTTGCGTTTGCTGTAGAGGTCACGCAATGCCTGACTCATGGCATCAACGCGGTCATCATTTGCAGCCGCTGGGAATGTGGTTACCTCTTCCACGAATTCACGCACCCAAGGCGCAATATCAGGATGAGGCAACCAAACATTACCAGATTCCCACTCGGCGGTGCAAGCGTGGGCACGGGCTATTTTACTGCCATCCGGCTCAATAGCAACCATACCTGATATTTCGGCTTTAAGCGAATCAAGAATGGCGGGGCCGTTTGCCTTGTCTTCAATCAGTTTACGGCGCGCCTCTGGGTATCGTGCTGTCATGTTCTTCACGGCTTGCTTTGACGCTGTAAAGCCCATGCGCTCACGCACCTCATGCAGCAGGTATGTGTTAGCCCCGGCCTTTGCCCATACCTGACCGGCCACATAGTCCGAACCTTCGGAGTCCTTGAACGTCATGTCCCAAGACTGGATGACCTTATCGAACTTGGTTGGCAAGTCTTTTGGCAGGTAGTACCTTACCCCCAAGTCCTTGAAGATCGCCCCGCCTAGCGTCTTTGGTGAGCCTTGGTACATGGCAGACCAGAAGTAATCACCCAAGGCTTGCTTGGTCTCTAACAGCTTTTCAAGTGGGTGCAGGTCAGGCACCAGAGGCTCACCCTTGTCATTGATCGCTGGAAAGCTCAGGCGCCTAGCCTTGGGGTTTGCTGCCAGCACGCGCCCGGATAGGTCATCAGTGGCCCAACGGGTCGCCATGATGATGTGCCCGCTGTTCTTTGACAGGCGAGTCAAGAACGTGGACCCGTACCACTTCCAGATTGATTCCTTGACGGTCGGGCTTAGGGCCTCTTTGCTGTTCTTGATGGGGTCGTCGATGATCCCGATATCAACACGCTTACCCGTCAGAGGACCGCCTACGCCTTGACCTACATATGCGCCACGCCCATTAGGCACCTCGAATTTGTCGCTATTGGCTACGCCTCCGCTTTTCGCCATAGACGAATGCGGGAACAGTTGCGCGTATTCAGGCGTTGACATGATCGCCTGAACATCCCTGTTCATGTCCGACGCAAGGTCTTTTGCATAGGACAGACCAGCTAGGCGCAAATCTGGATAATGCCCAAAGATGAACGCAGGCAGGTATCGAGATACCATGTCCGACTTGCCGTGCTGTGGCGGAGCTTCCAGGATCAGCAGAGGGCGCAGACCGGCTAGGCAGTCAGCCAGGAATCGCTCAAGCTCGGCGCAGACCTTAATCGAGAAGTCGCTGACGATGTAATCCGGGTTTATGTACCGGATAAACGACAAAAGGGAGCGCCTAGCCTCCCTGCGTCTTAGCAGCTCTTTCGCTGCTTCAGCCCTTGTCACCATTGGCGATAGCGGCTAACTCGGCGTCGCTTAGGTCTGATACGTCCTTGGTTAGGATTGGTCCGCCGTTTGCGCCGGTTAGCTCTTGGGTGATCTTGTCGCCGTACTTCTTGGGCGCCAGCTTGGACAGCAGCCATTTTCGGGTGTCTACTTGCAAGCGTTGCTTGGCGACTGCGCCTGTGTCAGTTGTGCCCATTGGCGTGGTAGGTACGGCAGCATCAGCAATGTCGAGAAGGTCTTCTGACATAGAGTGAACGCGGGCATTTAGCGCAGACTCATAACGCTCCCTTAGCTTGTCGTCCTCAATGATCCACATGTAGAACGACTTGCGGGAAGGCATCCCAGGCTCGGAACAAATAGCGTTGACCGATTCGCCAGACATGATGCGCTCTAGGATTTCGTCCACGAGCGATTCATCCCGAGTGATCCGAGGCTTTCGCGTAGTTGTTACCTTTTCAGACATACTCTTACTGTATCACTTCACGATGCGGTAGGCGATGATGTGGTTTCTGCGCCAATCAGAATCACACAAAGATACTGGACCGTGCTCACTAAAATCTCGAAGGCGAATCATGATCGTCGTATCAACCGGGCCTGGGCGCTCCCCACCACCCCACTCAATCCAATCGCTTTCCGGCTGATTCATGCAGTCAGCTCCAACGCCATCTGGCCTCCCCATACAACGCCACATAAGCCACCAGGTCATTGATGCTGTCCGCGTGTGGTTCGGTGGTCGTGTTGTCTCGCACCATCTTGAGCAAGGCCATGAGAAGCCACCCGTTAGCCTCGGACAGTGACTGACCTGTGATGGCATTGAACGCGGCTACCGCTTTTCCCATGCTTCGCTCACCTTCAGGCGAGTCGTACTGTTTGGCGCGCTCTGCCATGATTTCGGCGGAACGTGTGAGGATTTCGGGGGCTTTCATGAACTGTGCTCCTTGTTGAATGGGTTGATGGTGGCCGGACTTGAACCAGCGCGTGACATCCGGGCTCACAGGGCATTTCCTCCCCGCTGCATGTTCGGCCTGTCGCTCTACCAACTGAGCTACACCATCAAGGATGCACACACAAGGCAGACCCTAAATTCCTGCCTGTGCCCGTAGGGTGATGGGTTGCGTGTACATCCTTCATGGCCTCGGTCTTTCCCGAGTGTCAGATGGCGCATGTCTCCCATGCTTATCACCGACCTTCATGGCTGTGTGCCATGCGTCATCATGCATACCATCATCGAAACACACTAACGGCATAGGCTGTTGGATGCGCCCCACCTAACCGAACCAACTTCGGCAGTGCGTTTCGATGATAGTCCCGGCTCCCCCAAAATACGCAGGCCGGGGCTACGCTCAACTCTTGCCGTCATCGCGACGTTCCGACCGGAGGCAATCGGTGCAAGTGTGGGGGTTGAATGGAGTATAGCTTATTTTGCGAGAAGCCAGACACGCCCGTTGCCATCTGGGCAATGCGCGGATTGCTTGACCTTGTAAGGCTTGCCGGTTGCTTCCAGCCACTTGCGAAGGGTTTGTGCGATTCGCCCTGCTTCTTTTGGTTCGCAGACGATTGCAGAGCCAATCTTGAGCTTGGCAAAGACTGGCGTGTATTTGCTCTGGCCTGCCCGTGCGCTATGGACGGGGCTGTCGTGCTCGATCTTGAGCAGGTCAGGGTCAATGCCGTCGACGTTAAAACGCGGGGCTTGTGCGAGATGGAAAACGGATGGTACGGCGTTCATAGCAGGATGATTCCAAAGATGATGGCGATGATGGTGATGCTGATGGCGACTGGTTGCCATGGCTGTTTGTGGCTGCGGCCTTGTGGATCGTCGTATAGCCACTTGGTCACCATGTCGTCGGTGCTGGGGTGGGGCATGGGGTGCTCGTGTAGGGGGGTGTCTTCGATCATTTGCGCTTCTCCACACAGTGCGGACATTCCATGAGCTTGGTGCGTGGATTCTTTTTGAACCCACCAGGCGCACGCCATGTATCGCAGCTCATGCAGTGTTTGGTGACTCCACCGGGGCCTAGTGGCTGATCGGTGGCGTTTGCGCCTTTGTTGGTGTGTCGGCGGAGGGTCATTTCACCAACACGTCAAAGTAGGCCAAAGCCAAAGCAGACAGCACGCCACCAACCACAACAACGCTCAGGGCGTCTAGTGCGATCTGGGTCCAGTTGATGGTGCGCTTTGCAAAATAAAGATGTTGCCTGTAGTGCTTCATGTAATTCTCCTGTGTTGACGCCTCAATCATAACGAGACTGAGGCTGGCTGTGTTGAATAGCCTTGTGGGTTAGTCGGGATTGGTGGCTTTGGCGATGAACGCCATCACGTTTCCGCGCATCACTGCGCCGTCGAATTGGTACTTCTTGCGGCTAGGCCAGTAATCGAGGCGCTTCCCGGCAACCGTTCGCGACCAGTGGTGCTCGGTGTGCTTCGTCCATCCACCGTCATCCGCGCCGATTGCCTCAACCATGAAGCGCTGACGGTCTGCGGCGAACTTCTCTCTGCTGCACTGCTTGAGCGCGTCCCAGATCGGGTCACGGTAGATCATTCCTTCACCTCCGCCTCATCCGCAGCCGTCAACAGCGCTGCAGCGAGTTCGCGGGCTTGTGAGGGTGTGATGCGGTGCGAAAAGGTCATTGCGCCGGATGCTGCCCCGAGAGACACGATAGGCTTGCCCATGTAATGCCATGCGCGAACGTCTAGATTGTCGCCGAACTCGTTGGTTGATGTGTAGACGGTTTTCATTCTGCGTCCTGTGCGAGTGCGAGGTTGTGAGCGTGGGCGGCGGCGTGGAGTTGGGCCAGAGAGGCGCGCACCTGTTCGCCAGCGGGGGATGCGATCAAATCTGACATCAATCGTTGAAGTCGTTCGCTTTCCATGTGCTCGGTGATGAGTTCAGCGAAGCAGCAAGCGCTTTCAACAACCATCTTGCCTTTGACTGTGCGGGAAGTGGTGAATTCCTCGTCAAATGAGGCGTGACGGGAAAGTTTGTTAACTACTTCCTCCGTGATCTGCGCCCACTTCTTGTCGGTCAGATTGTCGATGTGCTCGTCTTGTTTGTCTGCTTCCTCAAGGTCTTTGAGGTGGCGGCGCAGGTCTTGGTCTACTGGGTCCATGTTGGTGCTCCGTTGTTGATTCAAGCGCGTGCGCGCAGCTCGTCGTAGAGATTTGACACGAGTGCTTCGTATGCACCATCGCCCATAGTCTTGTTGAAGGCATCGCGCACACAGAAGCCACGTTGCACGAAGTCAAAAAAGACTTCCGCTTTTTCTACCACTGCCGCGCTCAGTTTCTGTTGAATGTTGCTCATGTCTTGCTCCGTTGTTGATGTGTTGATTGTGCCGGTGATGTTGGTGGTGTGCAATCAAAGACCATGCGGGGTGGTGGGGATTAGTGCCTCGTCGATTCCTGTTCCGCCACATCCACCGCCAGCGAGAAGTCGTCCAGCTCATCCGCCAGGTCTTTTAGGTCCACAGCAAGCGCGTGAGACACCGGGCACCCTTGGCGGGCATAGTCGATTGACTGAGCCACCTCGCGCAGCATGAGGGTCAGGCGGGCGAGGGATTCATTTAGCACGGCAGTCCTTGCACTTCGGGTCAACCTTGCCCAGTTCCGTCTTGCGGTACTGGCAGTCTTTGGTCATCTCGTCGGGGATTGACACCGTGTGCCGCGCCTCGACGTGGTAGCCGATGCGTGCCCAGCCTTGTTGCACTAGGGCTGTGGTGCGTAGGGGCTTGCGGTTGTGGCAGCCGTAGGTCATTTCGTGTCCTTGGCTGCGTCGATGGCGGCGTCGATGTTGGAGTCGAGTGTTTGAGCGTATGCGTCCATTGCATCAAAGCTCACAGACACACGCCAGCTCGGCGCCCCTGAAAATCCAAGGACACCGTTATCGCGCAGCCACCGATACCTCTCCGCATCCCGCATCACGTCACTCGGCACGCTCGGCGCTGGGTGGAGTTTTGGGCTGTGCTTGAGCAGAGTTGGGTGTCGGCCAAGCGACCTAACAAATTTGCACACCGTGGCCCGCTCAAACATAGACGGCTCGTGCATCAGTTGCGACCCGATCCAGCTTGCAATTTGAATCGAGTTCCACGCCACCGGCTCACTCGTGGCGGGCTGCTGGGCCTCAAGGCGCTTTTGCACTGACTTGCACGCCGTGTTGTCGGGCTGCTGGGCCTCTGCCTGCGTGGCCTGGGCTGGCTGCGGGGTGGTGTAGAGCTGGGTCCAGCCACTTAGGACGAGCGGGGCGGTATCAGTCCACTCGGCGCCTTCGTCAGTTTCACGCATCCACCACGATGGATCACCCTGCACCTGGGCGCGGGCTTGCAGGGCGTAGGCGCGCATTTGGTCGGCAGTGAAGCCTCGCAATGCTTGCGTGCCCACAACGATTACGCCTTCAGGCTCTGGCAGCGGCGGCAGTTGGTTGGTGTCGGTCATCTCTCACTCCTTCGTTGACATGACGCCATGTTAGCGGGGTTGGGTTGTGGTGTGTGGAATGACCCCACTGGGCAGTCGGGATAGCTTAGCAGATGACTTCGCATAGCTTAACTTCAAGTAACTATTTCAAAACGTGCGCTAAGTTGTTGATTCATAAGGGGAAATTGCTATAAGATAGTTATATAGATATATATACATATATAGATTACTCTCTCCCCTAGATCGGCGGGTGATGTCTGAGTCCCTTGATTTCTGTCTCCCTGTAAGTAGATCAATAAATGGGCCATGCATCTTTATAAATCCATTTATGTGAGCGTTTTGACGATCCTGTCTATCCTATCGTAAGTTGTTGATTCATAAGGATTTTTTCGGATAGCGCACGAAAAGAAGCGTGCGAAGTTATGCTATCCAATAGCTGGGGGGGCTTGATCTGGTCGTTTTGTTGGCTAAGATGCGAACATCAACACACCGAGCAACCAATGCACATCACCTACAAACAGGCCCTAGAGGCCGGATGGGTCGTCTTCCCATTGCACCAGATCGTCAAAGACACCCACGGAAGCCTTTCCTGCGGCTGTGGCGACGTTAAATGCAGCGCCATAGGAAAACACCCACGCGCAAGCAGTTGGCAGCACACAGGCGTTTTTGACGAACATCAGCTGTCCTACCTTGAAGACGAGGAAGGGCAGTTCTTTGGCAATCAGCTTTTGCGCCATCACGGCGTGCTGTTGCCTGCGTCAAGCCTGCTCGTTGTGGACGTGGACGGGCGCAACGGTGGATGGGCTAGCGCTGACAAACTGGCGCACATCCGCGCACAGGCGGGCTACATCGTCAAGACCGGAAGCGGCGACGGGGAGCACTGGTATTTCCACATCCCCGCCGAGTGGCACGGACGCTCATTGGTGACGGGCCTGAAGGAATATCCCGGCATCGACTTCAAGAGCACCGGGTTCGTCGTTGGCGCTGGGTGCGATCACTTCAGCGGTAAGCGGTACGAGGCTATTCACGGCGCACCGGATGAGGTTGACACAGCACCTGCAGAATTGTTGGAGATGCTGCACCGTGCAGAGCGCACACGTTTTGTCATGGACGGCGCAACCATCGACTACAGCCATGAAGACCTCGCCGGTATTGTCATGGGCATCCGAAACGGTGGCCGAGACTATGAGCGCTGGATTCGTGTGGGGATGGGCATTCACCATGCGACAGGCGGGACAGATGACGGTTACGGGCTGTGGCTGCAATGGTCTGCCCAGAGCACATCTCATGACGATCATCAGATGCCGATGAAGTGGCATTCGTTTGGCAAGAGCTCCAGCACCGTGACCATTGGAACCCTGATTGAATGGGCGCGGGCTGATGGGTGGCAGGCCCCGATTGTTTTCACAGACAAAACGGATTGGTGGCAATTGCCAGAGCCAACGGGGTCTATCGACTTGCTGACCCCTCCCGGCCTGGTTGGGGAGGTCTGCGCATGGATCAATTCCCGCTGTGCCATGCCGCGTGAAAACCTTGCAGTCGCTGCGGCGTTGCAGATCGTCAGCAATGCGGCAGGGCTGCACTATCTGGTGGCAGGGCGCAACACCAGCCTGAACCTGATCACGTTTGCCATCGCAGCAAGCCGTACAGGTAAGGGCGCGGTGAAACGGTGCATCAATGACGTTAACCGCGCCCTAGGCTTGGCACGCGCAGAGCATGGCAAGTTCAAGTCCAGCCAGGAACTGGTGCGAAACGCCATCCATCACCAACCCGTCATCTACACCTATGACGAGTTCGGCAAACAGTTAGAAAAGCTGGCAGGCTCTGGCAAGGGCAAGACGCCCTACCTGGAAGACCTCATGGCCGAGCTGATTGCCATGTACTCCGAGGCGACAGGCGTTCACCAAGTCAGCGGCGACGTTAAGCGCGAGCTCATGGAAGAAGCTGACAAGGAAATTGCCAAGGCGTGCAAAGCGGCAGACCTAGGGGACAAAGAATCACCGAGCGACTACGCCCGTGAATTCCCGGACTCTGACCTTGCAAAAGCGTTGGAGAAGCGCCGCCAAGTGGAGAACGGCGTTGTAGAGCCGTACTTGTCGTTTTTCGGATTGTCTGAGCCCAGCTCGTTTGACGCTGCAATCAACGCTGACCCGTGGCTGTTGACGGGTGGCCTTTTGGGGCGTGCGCTGATCTTCACAGAGCCGGATGACGTTCCGGAAGAAAAGCCGTATCACCTGATCAACAATTCCGGTCTGCCTGAACACATCCTCATGCGCCTGTTGGCACTGAGAACGGGGGGAAGCGCAAGCATCGAAAAGGATGAACGCATTGAGCGAAATGGAGAATGGCGCTACATCGACTTTGACTCAGGCGCACAAGCCATGCTCACAAACGTGCGGCAATACTGGCGCGAAGTGGCTTTGATCGAGCGAGACGCGGGTAGCGGTCTGGCTAGCCAAGCACTCGGCGCGACTGAACTTTGCATCAAGGTCGCCGGGATTCTTGGTGCTGGTGGCGGCGTCATTACTAGCGTAGAGATGGCATGGGCACACGAACTGGTCAAGAAGGTAACGCACGCCAAAATCCGAAAGGCCAAAGCCGATGACAAGATTGAATCAACCGATACTGAAGAACGCGGGGCCGGGATGCTTGAATCCATCATGACGGCAGTGGATCAGGCAGGAGAGATCACGCCAGGCGTGCTACGCCAGAAGATCAGGGGCGGGCGCAAGATGGGGCCAAAGCCCATCCAATCCGCACTTGACCACCTCGTCGAAGTCGGCAAGCTGAAGGTCGAAATCCGCACGGGCAAGAAGGGCCGGTCGTTTTCTTACTACAGCAAAAAATAATCTTTGCATTGCAGTCATCTGTGATATGATGACTGCACATCAACACAAAGGAGCACATCGAATGATGGCTGAACTACTGGACGAAGTGCGAAAGCACGACCGGGCCGAGGTTTCGTACAAAACCGGCGTATCACTTAGCACACTCAACACCCTGCTAAGTGGCGCAAACCAAAACCCGACGATCGCAACACTCAACAAGTTGCGTGCGTTTTTGGACCAAAAGGAGGCTGAAAATGGGACTACTGGACAGGGCAAGTAAGCCAGCACCAAAGCCGCCGATGCTGTGCATCGTGGGCTCCCCCGGAACAGGTAAGACAACGCTCGGCGCGTTGTTCCCTGGTGCGATCATTGTGCAAGCTGAAGACGGTGCGGCAGTGTTTGAGAACTGGGACGATGACACACAGCCTGCTGTGTTGCCTCGCTTGCCCAAGTCAACGCCAGAGCGCAGCACCCGTGCGACGCTCATGCAGACGATGGACGAGCTGATCAACACAGATCACGGGTACAAAACGCTTGTCGTTGACAGCGTAACCAGCCTGCAAATGCTGTTTGAGCATGAAATCGCACTTCGTGATGGCGTCAACACCGTGGCAGATGCAAGCGGCGGTTTTCACAAGGGCTTTGCAGAGGTGGCATCTTGGCACGCTGAGTTCGTTTACAAGTGCGAACAACTGCGCGCAGTCAAAAAGATGGGTGTCGTTTTCTTGGCTCACAGTGGCATCAAGAAGATCCGAAACCGTCCTGATGCTGCGGCTGACTACTCCGTGTTTTCACTTGACATGGACAACCAAGCATTGAGCGTGTACACGTCACAATGTGATGCTGTTCTGTACTTGCGCAAGGAAGAATTTGTGCAAGGCCAGGAGACTGACCGCAAGGGCCGAACGACCAAGTACGGGCGCCTGATGCAGACAGGCGAGCGCAAGCTGGTGACGACTGGTGACGGTACGGTCGGGTACATCAACGCAAAAAACCGATACGGTATGCCCGCCGAGCTGGACGTGCCACACGGGGAAAACCCAATCATCCCTTTTATCAAGTTCTACGCGAAGGAGCAATAAATGAGCTTTTGGACGACAAGCACCGGCGAGGCCGTGCAACAGGTTGGATCTTTTGAGGCGGGTGGTGGTGCTTTGGCTCCCATTCCTGAAGGGACGGCAGTTCTGGCAAGCGCTGAGGAATCGACCTGGAAAGAGTATCAAGGCGACCGATACATCAACATTAAATGGCGTGTTGCCAAGCCTGCCGAGTACGCGAACCGCGTCATCTTTCAGAAGGTGCGAGTGTGCGATGCTGACAGCTCAAAGGCAGACCGCGCAAAGCAAATGCTGGCTGCGATTGCCACGAACACGGGCGGCGCTCTGTTCCAGTCGATGCAGAAGAATCGTGAGCAAGAGCCGAGCGACGCCAGCTTGTCTACGCTGTGCAATCGCCCGATGGTGCTGAAGCTCGGCGTGTGGGACATGAACGGCAAGACCGGCAACCACGTCAATGCGGTTTCGCCTCCTAAGTCTCAGACGGCTGCGCCAGCGCCCGCACCGAAGCCGAAGCCTGCGCCGGTTATTGATGACATGGACGACGAAATCCCTTTTAACTAAGGCTGTCAAGCCAAGAGCGGCGAAAGCTGCTTGACAGCCTAAAGTATGGCAAAAAAAAAGCCGTATCAGAATAAACCGATACGGCTAAAAAGGAGCAATACCAAATGCAAGCAAACGATAACACAGTCGAGCAACGCACGCAAGAATGGCACGAGCAGCGCAAGTTGCGGATCACGGGTAGCCGTGTCGGGGCCATCTTGGGATTGTCGCCTTGGCAGACTCGCGACGACGTTCTGCGTGCGATGGTGCGCGAGTATCACGGCGCTCCTTCTGAATTTTTAGGGTCTGTAGCAACCGACCACGGCAATGCAAACGAGCAGCGTGCCGTTTTGGCTTTCATGCGTGAGACTGGCCTGAACGTCGAGAAGTGCGGTTTCTTCCCGTATGGTGACCGCATGGGGGCAAGCCCTGACGGTCTGACTGATGACGGCGGTGTGCTTGAAATCAAAGTGCCTTTTGGGTTGCGCAACGAACCAAAAGCAAAGTTCAAGCCTCTTGCCGAGCAACCCCACTACGCCGCCCAGGTGCAGATGGAAATGCTTTCCGCTGGCCGCAAGCACGCTTATTTTGCGCAGTACATCGCACCGAAAGGCGACCCGCTTAGCCCAGACTATGTGCCAGAGCAAATCAACGTCGAGCGCGTTGAGCTTGACGATACATGGCTAGACCGGAACCTTGACGCGATCAGCCATTTCTACGACTTGTTGCTGTCCGAGCTGAACAACCCAGAGCACCTAGAACCGTTGCGCGTCATCATCGACGCACAGGAAGTCCTGGACGAAATCGACATGCTCCGAACGAGGCAGAAAGCAGACGAGGCACGCGAGAAAGAATTGCTGTCTGTGCTGATAAAACAGGCTGAAGGCAAAAACGCGCTGGTCAATGGCCGCAAGCTAACGTTGTCCAAAGACAGCAAGAGCGTAGCATACGCCAAAGCCATCGCGGAGCTTGCGCCAGACGCAGACCTTAGCAAGTGGACGAGCGTTAAGCGTGGGTCTTGGAGGCTCACATGATCCATGCGCGTCCGTACCAACAGGAAGCACACGATGCTGTGATTGAGCATTGGAAGCGCAGCACCCTGCCTTGCGTTGTAGAGGCTGCAACCGGGGCGGGCAAGAGCGTGATCGTCGCCATGCTTGCGCATACCTTGCACAATCTGTCAGGTGGTAAGCGCGTTTTGTGCCTTGCGCCAGGCGCAGAGCTTGTGACCCAAAACGCTGAGAAGTACAAAGCCATTGGCGAGCGGTGCAGCATCTACAGCGCCAGCGCGGGAAGTAAAAGCCTGCGCTATCAGGTGGTGTTCGCAACTGAAGGTACGTTCAAAAGCCAGGCCAAGCGGATGGGTCCTGACTTTGCGGGGGTGATCGTAGACGAGTGCCATCGGCTCACGCCCACCATCAGAAAGATCATCGAAGACATGCGCAGCGGCAATCCTAATCTGCGCGTGTGCGGTCTGTCTGCGACGCCTTTTAGATTGGGCGACGGGTTCATTTTTGGTGTAGATCCTGACGGTAAGGCCATGCCAGACACCATCGCTCGTGAGCCGTACTTTCACCAGTGTGTTTACGCCATCTCGGCGCGGATGCTTCTCAGCATGGGATACCTGACTCCCCTGCGTGCTGCTGATATCAACGCGGAAAGCTATGACACATCAGGGCTGAAGGTAAAAGCCAACGGGACATTTGACCCTACATCGCTGAAAGCCGCATTCGAGGGATGGGGCCGCAAGACAAGCGCGATCATTGCTGATGTGGTTGCGCAGACGCAGACGGCCACTGGCGTCATGATTTTTTCAGCGACAGTGCAACATGCCAAAGAGGTGATGGCAAGCCTTCACCCAGACAATGCACGGTTGATCACTGGCGAGACACCGAAGACAGAACGAGACAAGATCATCAAGGACTTCAAAGCACGCAAGTTTTTGTACCTTGTGAACGTTTCGGTGCTAACCACAGGGTTTGACGCAGAGCACGTCTCACACATCGCCATCCTGCGAGCTACCGAATCCGTGAGCCTTTTACAGCAGATCATGGGCCGAGGCATGAGACTGTGCGAAGGAAAGCACGAATGCGTGGTGCTGGACTACGCTGGCAACATTGACAAGCACATGCCTGATGGAGACTTGTATGCTCCCCAGATCAAGGCTGCGTACCAGTCAAGCGGAGGCGGTGTAATTGAGTGCCTGTGCGAAGGATGCGGGCGTGTGAACCTGTTCTCGGCACGGCCTAACGATAGCCATTACAACGTGGACGAGTACGGGTACTTTGCAGACTTGGACGGAGAACGCATCACGGTGCAGAACCATAAGGGGGAAGCTGTTCCCATGCCTGCGCACTTCGGCAGGCGGTGCCAGCATGTACACCTGAGAACGGGTGAGCGGTGCGATTACTTTTGGTCGTGCAAGGTTTGCACAGTCTGTGATCATGCGAATGACATTGCTGCTAGGTTTTGCAGCGGCTGTAAGACAGAGCTTGTGAACCCGAACGACAAGCTGATCGAGTTCTTCACAGCTCACAAGAAAGACCCGACACTTCCCCAGACTGATCAGGTGGTGTCAATCGACTACGTGCGAGGGATCAGCCGTGCAGGCAACGACATGTTGACGGCCAACATTGTGACCAGTCGGCGCAAGTTCTCGGTGTACCTTTTGGAAAACAACAACTACGCAGCCGCAAAGAAGGCAGCGTTTGCGGCTGGAACGGGTGAGTTCGCGCGCACGCCAAGGACGATCACATACGTGAAAGACGGGGACTTCTGGAAAGTGCTAGGGTTTGATCGTCCTAGCGACGAGGAAGAATTGCAAAGGAGACTGTGTGAAGTTTGAATCATGGCTACCCGTCTACGGCGATCAAACCTACCGAGGCGACTGCCCAACTGAATCAAACGAGCAAGTCACACTGTTCGCCAGGATCCGCAAGCGATGGCCCGACACAATCGGACGAGTTGCGATCCACCCACGAAACGAGGGAAAGCGCACCCCTGGGCAGGTCTGGCACCAGAAAGCCGAAGGCATGACGGATGGGGCCAGCGATGTGATAATCCCAGGTTGCCCTGCGTTTGTGCTCGAGCTTAAGAGACGAGACCATACTGCAAGCACATGGCAAAAAGGACAGGTTGAGTACCTTAAAGCAGCCCACGACATGGGCGCTTTTGTCTGCGTTGCCTTGGGGGCTGACGCAGCGATTGAGGCAATTGAATGTTACCTACTCATCACCACAAAGACGACGCCAAGTGGATCAAAGACCAGCTAAGAAAGCTGCCTCACCACCTGGCGAGCAAGGCTATGGAAGCGTATAGCAGCGTCTATCTGTCAGCGATAAACGCAGAGCCAGAGGAGCACAAGAAAGAGAACGCGGCACGTTTCTCAGCTAACAGCCGTCTGCGCATCTATGTTGGTAACGTGCTGAGAATACCCGACCCCACAACAAGGACATAGCCCCCAATCACTGCGGGTAGTGCTATGATTTTTCTATCAACAACGAAGGAGAGTGAAGTGAACAATCTTGATCTTTTCGGACAAGAGAAGAACGCTGAAATTTTGAACGAGTTTCAACATCTTGTTGAGGCTTATGTTGCATCGCTTGATCTTGACGAGCGAGTGACGGTAATCAACGAAGTGCGCGAGATGCTGCACAAGATCAGCCCGTTCGCGTCTGAGCCTGTGGACTTTGTGAAGTGGGTAAAAAACCCGCTCGTTCATCAGAACGACTACAACCCAAACAGCGTTGCGCCTCCAGAGATGGAGCTGCTGCGCGTGTCGATTCAGGCTGATGGGTACACGCAGCCAATTGTGTCAATGCCTGATCCTGATGGGCGGTATGAGGTGATTGACGGGTTCCACCGTCACCGCGTCGGCAAGGAGTGCGAAGACATTCAATCTCGCGTGCATGGCTACTTGCCATTGGTGCAAATCCGTGAAAGTCAGAAAGACCGCAACAGCCGCATGGCATCCACCATTCGGCACAACCGAGCACGCGGAAAGCACAAGGTCGAGGCAATGTCAGACATTGTTATTGAACTCAAGAAGCGTAACTGGTCAGAGGACAGGATCGCCAAAGAGCTTGGCATGGAGCCTGACGAGGTGCTGCGTCTTTGCCAATTGTCTGGCCTTGCTGAATTGTTTACAGATCAAGAGTTCAGCAAGTCATGGGACATTGACGACATTGAAGATGAATTCACCGGACTTGATGAGGCGCAGGAATGAAGCGCATCTATCACACATGGGATAAGTGGGAGTGCTATCCGGCAGGGTTCTACGAGAACAAGCCAAAGAACAAAGACCTTGATGATGAATCATGCAGAAACATGTATGCCGAATTCTTGCGTGATATCCCGATGTTTGAGGCCGCAATGCAATCCATCATCGATAGGTGGCCGAACTCATGCGAGCACTACCTTAGCAACGAAAGCATGAACCGAATCGCATGGCTTGGTCAGGCCGCAATGTGCTACGCATACGGCATACCTTCTGTGTTTCGGGGTGGTTTCAATCGCATGACGAACGATGAACAAGAGCGAGCAAACCAATCCGCACTCAAGTACTTGAACCGATGGCTTGTGAAGCATGGTGAAAGTGCTTTGACGATGGAAGAAGCGCAGTCCAAAACCGAAGCAAACTTGTATTGATCATGTCAACACTCAAAAAATACAAAGAGCAAAACGTACTTGATGCTGCGCGTGAGCGCATTGCGTATGCGTTTGATGTGTTTGAGCGCATCTATGTGTCGTTCAGCGGCGGCAAGGATTCAAGCGTCATGCTTCACCTTGTTATGCAAGAAGCCATCAAGCGTGATCGTATTGTTGGCGTGCTGATCGTTGACCTTGAGGCTCAGTACAGCGCCACCATTGAGCACATCCATGAAATGATCGCCATGTACAAATCACACATGGACTTGCATTGGGTGTGTGTGCCGCTAAAACTTCGCAATGCCGTCACGAACTACGAGCCTCAGTGGATGGCATGGCAACCAGAGAAAAAAGACATCTGGGTGCGCGACATCCCCAAGGATGCAACAACGCATTACGACTGGTATGTCCCAGGCATGGAGTTTGAAGAATTCATCGTGGTGTGGGGTGAGTGGTATGCACAAGGCAAACCGACTGGTGGGTTTATTGGCATCCGTGCTGACGAGAGCCTGAACCGATTCCGCACCATTGCAGTGTGGGATAAAAAGATGCACGGAGGAAAGCGCTACACCACAAACATCAGCGGAGATCTTTACAACGTGTACCCAATCTATGATTGGCGCACAGAGGACATTTGGCGATTCCATGCAAAGTATCCAGACCTGCCCCACAATCGCATCTATGACCTGATGCACAAGGCTGGAGTGCCAATCAGCCAGCAGCGGCTGTGCCAGCCTTATGGAGACGATCAGCGCAAGGGCTTGTGGCTGTATCACATACTTGAGCCTCAGACATGGTTTAAGTTGATCGCCCGCGTCAATGGCGCAAACACAGGTGCCTTGTATGTTCAAGAAAACGGCAACGTGATGGGCTATAACAAGATCAACAAGCCAGATGGACACACATGGAAGTCCTTCACCAATCTGCTTTTGCAGTCCTTGCCAAAGCCAACACGAGACCATTACATCAAACGGTTTCGCTCATTCATCAAAGGATGGCAAGGGCGCGGATACGCCGAGATTCCAGACGAAGCGCCAAAGACTCTTGAAGACAAACATTGGGCACCATCATGGCGTCGCATGTGCAAGGTCTTGCTGCGCAATGACTGGTGGTGCAAAGGGCTTGGCCTAACTCAACCAAAGAGTGAGGCTTACGGCAAGTTTCTCGAAATCAAAAAGGCCAAGAAAGCCGACGCATAAGCAACCAAAAGAAAGGCCCACCACCACTAGCGGGCCTTTCTCAACCAAGTCAAAGTAGGAGACCTATGGACTTCCCAATCTACCAACTCCAAGCCATGCGCACGGCCAAGCCGATGGAGCCGATTGACGACCTGATGCACGCAGCATTGGGCCTTGCTGGCGAGGCTGGCGAGTTTGCCGACGCCGTGAAAAAGAACTTTGTCTATGGTCGAGAGCTTGACCGTGAGAACGCTATTGAGGAACTTGGCGACATTCTTTGGTTTGTGGCGCTGGGCTGTAATGCTTTGGGCATTTCAATGTCTGATGTGGCGCAACGCAACATTGACAAGCTGCGTCGTCGGTATCCTGAGAAGTACGAGGATGAGTTGGCTTACAAGCGTATGGACAAAGCATGAGCAAACGCAAACGCTACCGCCCCAAGCCCGTCAACCCGAGCGTGCTGGCATTGGCGAGCATCGGCCAGTCAAAGCTGATGCCAGAGGATCAAGAGGCCCGCATTGCACCGCCTCGCCTTGCGCTTGAGCAGATCACCAAAGGGCAGGCATCACAAGCCGACTGGCAGGCGATATTTGATGTGATCAACATGCTGGATCGTTTTGTGAAAATGCCCACCGTGATGCGACACGGTAAGGACTACCTGAACACCGTGCAGGGCGTTCTCGTGGCGATTCTTGACAGGCAGAAAGCAACAGGCACAAAGGCGATCTATCCTGGAGAGCTGGAAGACATTCGCGGATTGGTTGATCTTTGGTCTGAGCTTCTCGCCACCGTCACGCACCGTGAATACTCGCTTGCCGAGGATCGCGCACATGCTCGGCTTGTGTCTGTGCTGCGCGCAAGAAAGCCAGTGCCTGGCGTGATCGTGTGTGAGGCGTAATCCCGACTGATCCGTGTGGGCTTTGCTTGCGTGCACTAGCGGTAGTGTTAAGATCACTACATCGACAACGCAAACGGAGAACGCAAGATGACCACCACCAACACACGCCGCCTGCATCTGCGCGACACGAAGACGGGCAACGCAACGTGCGCAGGTCGCCGCACCGGATACGGGCGCGAATACATCGTCGCCAAGTATTCCGAATTCGCAGTTTCCCCGACGGAAGCCCGCTGCGAGAAGTGCACCAGCGGCAAACTGTTCGCTTTCCTGGAGCAACAGACCGCGAAAGCTCTGATCGGCGCCGCCGTCTGAACTGAACACCATGGCTTCGGCCCGCCCACCCCTCACATGACCACAGATGCCCCCAAGCCGATGACGAACGCGGAACGACAGCGCGCTTTCCGCGCCCGCAAAGCAGCACAAACAGCAGCCGAGGTGCGCGGCG